CACACACGTAGCTTACAGTTCGTTTTGATGATAGTGTATCCAAGTAAGGCCCGAAGGCCCCACTCTTAGTCTCGCTTGAGTACGAGACCATAGAATACGTCACCTTCTTTGGTGGTCCAAGGCTTGCCGGTTTCGCGGTCTGGCCATGGCACGACATCAAAGTGGTGTCCCGCAGGTGCACTAACGTCAAATTGTTGGTCACGTTTGAACGTTGGGTAATCGTCACCAGCATCTTGGCACTCGACCCATGTCTTGGTACCTCGAGGGAGAGCCACGCCAAGGTGTTTGGCAGTATAGGCGTCGTCTACAAAGAGCAGACGTTCCTCGAGGGAATCTGGGGTTCGTACAGTTGCGGTGAGACCAGTGTCGGTCTTGCGGATGGGAAAGAGGGTAATGTCCTTCACGGTGTATGAGATTAAGGGGTTACTTGCGAGGAACGAGCAAGTCCCGTTCCACACGCCACCGGGGTGTTGTCTTGTGGGGGTCACACCGGGGAGGTATAGTGGGGGTGGTAAGCGAACTCATACTTCCCTAACTTTGGGCATGTTCATAGACCCCCTGTACACGATGAGGTGTGTAGACAATTACTTGTTTACATTCTACCAGTGTCATGGGGGAGGGGATGTTGTTATTATCCAATCGACCTCGGGTGTCTATATAACCGGGGACTTGTTACATGAAGACATGGATGATGCAACTTATGCCTTACTAGAGAACTGTAAGTCTGGCTAATCTGTAATGTTATTATGAGTAAGTACTACAAGGACGTGGAGACACGTAAGAAGATTGATGCCCTATTAGAGATCAATGCTTGTATTCAAGCTAATATGGGTACTAAGAGTAAGTTTGACATGGAGAACCCGCTTGCCGCTGAGCAGATCTGGTATCAGTTCTTGGTTGAGATTAAGGCGATGGATAATGAGTTTTATCAAGCCATTGCGACCACAGAGGAGAAGGATATGGTGACCAAGAAAATCTATAATAAGCGCAGGTTTAGGGAACAGCAAGCTGAGGCTGTATAATTTTCCTATATTTCGGGTAAATTAAATGTCATGGAAATTGTCAAGCCCGGGATAGAGTATCGGCTGCACAACTTCAAGTCAGAAACTGAGTACCAAACGGTGCGCTTCACAGAGAAGACACCTACCGGGTTTAATCCAGGGACGACCAATGAGGAGGTGGTAAGCATGCTCATCGATCGTCTGTACGCATTACAGAACAAGAACTTCTCAGTCGAGAATCAGTGTTGCATCATTTTACTTAAACAAGTTCGTGTGCTGCTCAAGAAGCGCTTGAACCGTAAGATTGATCGCGTGAACAAATACCAGGAGAATGCAGCTGGAGATTCAAACAAGTAAGAAAAGTTTCGTACGCCACTACTTAGAGCTATTGAATGGTATCTTGAAGCTGACTCCGCGTGAGCTAGATGCCTTGCTACATTTCTTAGAGTACGACCAAGAAGTAGCATGCAGTATGCAAGCACGTAAGCACGTAGCTGAAGTGATGAGCTTTAAGAGCGTGTCGGTGCTAAACAACTATGTAAAGAGTTTAAAGGACAAGCAGGTTATCTATAAGGATCGCAGTGGAGTGTACCGCTACAACGACATTGTAAAACCTGATGGAACCCTTGAGTCTCTTACCTTCAAATTCATCGTCGCAGAAACCGCTGTTCAAGCTGGAGTATGAGATTCAAAGTCTCGACGTACTCTTTGCGTTTGAACTGCAAATGGCTGCTGAGCTTGAAGGACAGGCTGTAAACTACGAGACTGAGATTGCTATAGGCCCCGAACACCCGACCATAACCTACTTTGTATATGCCCCGCCCGAGTAAAATAATGCATGAAATCATCCTTGAGATTGTTGAGGAGGATGGAGGCACGTATGAGGAGGTGGCAGAGGTAGTAATGAGTCAGTTTGGATTTCTGCGTAAGCACATGGAGAAGGGCGCCTTTAGTACCGTGCGCCTACCATATCTCGGCAAGTTCTATGTCAAACCTGGGCGGCTCTCAAAACTGAACCATGCGGTTATTCAGAGAAGAAAACTTTAAAGTAGTAGTAGACGTAGAGCTGAAACTCATTCCAGAGTTTAAAGCGCTGCTCACACGTGACCGGACGAAGGATAAGAAAGAGGCGCTCAAAGAGTTTAGCTACATCTACTTTATCCACGACCACAAATCGCCCTACTACATTTATCCGGAAGACGAGCGGCGCTTACGCGTGTCCACAGATACAGGGTTGGGCAAAGACTATAAGCCCGATGACAAAGTCAAAGCAGCTATTGCGAAGTATTTGGAGCTGTCAAAAACTCCCACCCTTAAAAGTCTTGCATCTATTAGGGAGGGTCTTCTTACGAGCAGTCGTCTCATCGATACGCTACGTGAGCGCATTGACGCTGCTCTTGCTGATCCTGATTTGGAAGATATTGACCCTGTTACTCGTTCCGTTACACGCATGTTGGAGATTTCTGAAAAGCTCCCTAAGGCGATTGAGAACATTACCGTTCTTGAAGAGAAAGTCCGTAAGGAAGAATCCAACGACACGCGTATCAAAGGCGGGGGTAAAAAAGGTCTCTTCGAAGATTGACGACGATGTTGACTAACACCCAAGAATTCAATAGAGCAGGCCGTCATTTTCTAGACCACGGCTTTTACTGCGGCGACCCAGAGGGGTCTGCGGCATATTTCGAGTTTTGGGCAGAGGAGTTACGCCGGTGTACTGAGGGGTACACTGTAGGAGATGTGTCCATCACTGGACACCATTACTTCTACTTGAATTACGTGCAGATAAAGCTGACTGACAAGGGTAACAAGAAGATTCTGAGCTTTCCCAACTTCTGGGATGGGGACTATGAATACTTCTGGCTGCAAGAGATAGCCCGTAACGGGATCAAACCAGTAGACTATGAAAGGTTGAACCTTTCCACACACGTGGAAGAGGCTCATATGAATGGAGGGCGTCATATGATCGTAGGTAAGGCGCGTCGTAAGGGATTCTCTTATAAAAACGCTGCTCTTGTTACGAATACGTTCAATACGGAACGTAACAGCTACACCCTTTTATGCGCATTTGACAAGAAGTACTTGTACCCTAAAGGTATCATGGCAATGGTTACCGACAACATGAACTTCTTGAATGAGCATACCGGCTGGGCTAAAAGGCGCCAAGTCGTAGACAAGCAAAACCACCGCAGAGCCAGCTATTTAGAGTATATGTCGGGCCAGCAGGTGGAGAAGGGCTACAAGTCGGAAGTAGAGGCTATCACATTTAAAGACAACCCAGACGCTGCTCGTGGTAAAGATGCTTCCATCGTAATCTTCGAAGAGTGTGGTGCTTTTGACAATCTTAAGGCGTCATACCTGGCAACTAAGCCAACTGTAGAGGATGGAGGTATCACCACGGGGCAGATGATTCTATTTGGTACGGGTGGTGACATGGCTGGAGGTACTATCGACTTTGAGAGTATGTTCTATAACCCAGAAGCATACAACCTCCTACCTATTACCAATATCTGGGACGAAAGCAGCGACCATACTACTTGTGGGTACTTCTTTCCGGCATACAAAAACAAGATTGGGCATATGGACCACGACGGCAATAGCGATATTGCAGGTGCTCGCCAATCTGAGGAGGCTACACGTGAGCAAATCAAGCGTGACGCAAAAGATGCGGGGGTACTTGATAAGCATATTACTGAGTATCCGTTCACTCCTAAAGAAGCCTTTCTACAGCACAGTAGCAACGTATTTCCTACAGCTTCGTTGATTGAGCACCGCAATGAGCTAGTTCGCAGCGGTATGTTCAAGAGTTTAGCTGTAGCAGGGCACCTTGTAGAGGGCAAAGAGGGCATCAAATTACGCCCAGATGACCGACTTCGCCCTGTTATGAAGTTTCCGGTACAACGCGGGGACGATACTACCGGATGTCCAGTAGTTTATCAGTCACCCTACAAGCAAAATGGCGAGGTGCCACGTGATTTGTACATCATCGTCCATGACCCTTACGCTCAGGATGGCTATGGCACGTCTTTAGGAGCTGCATACGTCATAAAACGTGTAAATACGCTTAGTCAGCCGGACGATATGATCGTTGCTTCGTATGTAGGACGTCCTGATACGCAGGATGAGTACAACTATAACCTATTTTTGCTAGCAAAGTATTATAATGCACGTATAGGTTTTGAGAATGACCGAGGTGAGATTATTCCTTATGCCAAGCGTCATAAATTAATGCAGTATCTGATGCCGGAGGTAGAAATCTTCGACAAAACAGACAACGTTCGGATACGCAAGCTAGGCCGTAGCTACGGTATGAGCATGGGTAGCAAAGAACGCAAAGGACAAGCAGAAATTTACTTACGAGACTGGCTCAAGACACCGAGAGGTCGTGATGAGCAAGGCGAGCAAAAACTCAACTTGCATTTCATTTACGATATAGCACTTATCGATGAGCTGGTAAAGTACAACAGGCGCGGAAACTTTGACCGGGTATCGGCCCTGCTGGTAGGCATGTTCCATCTGAAGGATCTGCATACAAAAGAAGTTCAGTTAGTAGAGCAACAGAGCGAAAACACTTTTTTTGATCGAGCCTTCTTCTCATAAAACGCATACGGATGTTTCAAATCCCTAAACAAAAAATTGCTAGGTCTCGCAAGACTAAAGACTGGGCTAAAGAGTGCATTCGTGCATTCATTAACCGCAGCAGCTTTAGCACGAGCACCAAGCACACCTTGCAGACGTACTACGAAGCCTATAACGGTAATATCCGTGAGGCGGACTATAACTATGTCACCAATCCCTACAACAGTGAGGCTTGGGCAAAGAAGAACTTTCCTGCACGTCTGAGGAATTATAACATCATCAAGCCGGTAGTTGACCTGCTGCTAGGTGAGAAAGCTAAGCGTCCCATGGCATATCAGGTGGTTGTACGCAACGCTGATATTGAATCACGCTTTGATAAGTACCGCCAGCAGCAGTTCAAGGAGTACTTAGAGCAGGTGTTTATCAATGAGGCCAATGCGCAGGGAATGGAAACGGGCCAGGAGTCCCAAGAAATGCCTGTTGCAGAAGAGTACATGGAACAGGTGCTCAGTAACTACCGAGATTCTCGTGCCATCATAGGTCAAGAGGTATTGAACTACTTGTTCGACTGGCTCAACTTTGAAGATAAAAGCCAGCGCTTGTTTTTTGACTGGCTTATTGCCGGTGAGTGCTACACGTACAAGGATGTATGCATGAACGATGTCGAGTACGATGTCGTGTCGCCTTTGGATATTGACTACGAGAAAGGGCCAGATGTAGAGTTTATTGAGGACGCAGACTGGGTAGTCCGCCGTCAAATCATGTCGGTAAACCAAGTTGTAGACCGCTTCTATGACGTGTTGAGCAGCAAAGACATTGATCGACTCGAAGCTCCGCATGGGAAATACCGGGATAGTAGCTACGGAGGTGTCCAGAGTATGTTCATCAACAAGCCCGAAGATGACGAGTCCGACCGTATGGTGGAAGTCTTGCACGTTTGCTGGAAGTCCTTTAGCCGTGTAGGTATTCTTAAGTTCACTGATGAGTTAGGGCAGGAGCAGGAGATGGTAGTTGACGAGTCTTACAAAAAAGAAGAGGGCGAGGAGATTACCTACTACTGGGTTAACGAGGTATGGGAAGGATACCAAATCGATAAAGACATCTATGTGTCTCACCAACCGCATCCGGTGCAGCGCAATGAGATGAATAACATTTCCGTCTGCAAGCTGCCTTACAATGGCCGTGTGTACAGCAATCGGCACAGTGACAACATTAGTGTGTGTAGCATGGGATTGGCGTATCAGGTGCTTTACAACGTCTTTCACTATCGATTGGAGCTGTCTATTGCTAAGAACAAGGACAAGATTATGCTCATGGAGATGAACACAATTCCCAAACGCCATGGTTGGGATGAAGAAAAGTTCATGTACTACGCAGATGCTATGGGTTTTGCTTTCATTGACTCTACGGCAGAAGGCAAGAACAACGAGCGCGTGACATTCAACCAGTATCAGGTACTGGATATGTCCTTAGGTCAGTATATCGCTGCACAGTTCCAGCTTTTGCAGGCTATTAAGACTGAGTGGGAAGAGATGATTGGAATTAGCCGGCAACGAAAGGGTCAGGTTAAAACCTCTGATGGTGTGGGCGTTACTGAGCGTGCCATTTTCCAGTCTTCTGTTATTAGCGAGGAGCTGTTCCGTCGGTTCGAGAACTTCATTGAGCGCGAGTACTTGGGCTTGTTAGATACAAGCAAGATTGCATGGCGTGAGGGTAAGAAGATGACTTACGTAACAAGTGATTTGCGTACGGCTATGGTCAACATTGACCCTGAGGAGTACCAAGAAGCGGAGTATGGCGTCTTTGTCAAGAACAATAGCCGCGAGCAAGACAAGCTCCAACAGCTCAAAGGTCTCGCACAGGCGTTTGCGCAGAACGGGCAGCAGCCAGGTACAATCGCAGAAATCTTGGATACTAACAACTTCAGCAAAATCAAGAGTCTCTTGGCAGAGGTTGACAGCAAGCAGAAGGAAATGCAACAACAACAACAGCAGATGCAACAACAGCAACAGCAAGCACAGGTGCAAGCCCAACAACAAATGCAAGCTGAAAAGCAACAGTTTGAAGCGGATCAAAATGAGCGCGACCGGGCTGTTAAGGTAGAGTTGAAGAAGATGGACCTTGCTGCAAAGATGACTACAGATGCCGACGGTAATGGCCGTAAAGATGAAATTGACAAGGCAAGGCTGGAGGTGGAGCGTCAAAAAGTAGACCTCCAGAGGCAAAAAGGTTGATATTAGTAAAATAAACGTTTCTCATAGCGAATCCGTCATATAATTCGGTATATCAAATACTTTTGTAGCAATGGCAGAAGAAAAATCACTCGATTTGAGTCAGGTAAGCGTAGCAAACCTGCTCAATGACCAAGCCCCAGCGAGTATCCCTACTCCCGAGGCGGCAGTTGAAGAAGAGGCGCCTGTAGAAGAAGTTGCAGAGCCTGAAGTTGAACAACAAGAAGAGGTAGAGGAACCGGCAGCTGAGGAAGTTGCTGATGAACCTGCCGCTGAACCAGAAGCAGAGACCTCTGACGAACCTGAAGCGGTTGAAGAGGAAGAAGCGAGCATCATTGACACTTTGCGCCAAAAAATGGGCTACGATGTCCAAGGCGAGTTTGGTGAAGACTATGACGGAGTCGTAGGATTTACTCAAGCAGTGGCTCAAGAGATTGCAAAAGAGCAACTTGATGCAGTGTTCTCACAGTTCCCAGACGTTGAGCAGTACTTGCAGTATCGCTACAACGGTGGAGACAGTAAGAAATACTTTGAGGCTACGAATCCAAACGTGGATTTTGGAGCTATCGAGCTTAGTGACGAAGATGTTTCTATGCAGCGTATGGTTGTTCAGGAGTTCTTGCAACGCCAGGGCTACACCGCTGAAGAGATTTCTGAAACAGTTCAAGAGTATGTGGATGCCGGTATCCTTATGGGTCAGGCTAACCGCAGCTTAGGAAAGCTCAAAACAGCTCAGGAGCGTGAAGCGAAAGAGTTGGTACAGCAACAGCAACAACAAGCTGAGGAAAATCAACGGCAAGTCCAGCAACAATGGGCGAGCATCCGTGACACGATTGACCAAGGCGTCGTACGGGGATTTCAAATTCCTACAGCGGATCGCAATAAGTTCTTCTCATGGATGAGCGATGCCGTAGATAATCAAGGCCGCACTCAACGTTTGGTTGAGCGGGAAAGCATGGACTTGGAAACTCAAGTCGCAATGGAATACTTGCTTTGGAAGAAGTTCGACCTGAGCAAGCTTGTGTCCAACACACAGAACACCAAGAAAGCAAAGAATTTAAAGGAAAAGCTGCAGCAGCGTAAGCCATCCAATCAGCGTATGAAAGGAGGGCAGACCGCATACAAGGCGCCAAAGAAACTTCCCTCATTGAAAGATCTTTTATAACCCTTAATTCTAAACTTTAGACCATGTCTGCTGACAACATTAAGAAGCTACGTCTTTACGAAGACACCTTCAACTCGTCTGCCATGACTGATGAGAACAGCCTCGCCGCTGCTCTCCTCACTCAACCGGACGTTCTCTCTCCTGTTATTACCCATCTCGCTGGGCAAGAAGACAAGCGTTTCCCGCTTTCGTACTTGACCGAGGGTATGGGCGCTACCAAGTACATCAACGACATTGAGTACGATTACCCAGTGATGGGCCGTATGAACAAGGCGTTGGAGTGCAAGGCTCAATCCGGTACTGGAGCGAACCACACCCGAATTAAACTGACCTTTAATGAGCGTTGGTTCGTGCGCCAGTACATCATCGAAGCTCCCGACGGAACTCAGCTCCGTATTATGGACGACCCCACTCCTGTGGCGGACGGCTATGAGTACAGCTGTCAATTGGTGGCTGCTGATGGTGCTGGTGTCGGTGGTTCTGCTTTCGCTAACAAGTTGTTCGTTCAGTTGTACGCACCTGCTGCAATGAGCGGATCACGCGGAAACGAGAGCCACTGGGTTGCTCCTTCCAAGATGCGTAACCAAATCAGCTTGATTCGTAAGTCTTACGCATACGAAGGCAACATGCCTGACCGTGTGGTGAACTTCGAGTTCAATGTTGGTGGTCGCTCTACTAACCTCTGGTATGACTTTGAGGAGTACCAGCACATGCTCCGTTGGAAGGAAGAGACCGAATACGCACTGTGGTACTCTCAGTACAACCGTGACGCTAACGGTATCATCCACTTGAAGGACGATAACGGTAAGCCGATTACTCTCGGTTCCGGTGTCCTCGAGCAGATTCCTAACGTGGATACTTACTCTGAGTTGACCGCGTCTAAGATTAAGTCTGTTGTCCGTGACGCTTTGTATGGCGCTACCGATGCTCAGCAGATGAACATCACTCTCTTCACCGGTATCGGTGGTATGGAAGAGTTCGACAACGCGATGAAGAACGAGATTCAGGCCGGTACGTACATCAAGAACACTGATCCTTCTAGCTTCATCGGTGGAAGCGGTTCTAACTTGATGCTCGGCGGTTACTTCACGTCTTACCAGCACATCGATGGTCACGTAATCACTGTTCGCCACTTACCTCTGTTTGACCACGGAGCACGTGCCTTGAACAGCGACCGTCACCCTGTTACTGGTTTGCCGCTCGAGTCTTACCGTATGGTCTTCCTCGATATGAGCACCTACGATGGTGAGCGTAATGTTCAGTACATCTCCCGTAAGGGTCGTGAGTTGGTCCGTTGGGCTGTGGCTGGTGCATCTGTGCCTCCTGGCTTCGGTGGAAACGCTCTCCGTGCTACTGACGTTGATGGCTCTGCTGTCCACTTCATGAAGGAGTGTGGTGTGGCTGTACGCCGCGCAACCAATTGCTTGCACCTCGAGTGCACTAAGAGCTAATCTTAGCGTCTGATTCGGAAGGGGGAGGAAATGGTCCTCCCCCTTTCTTTTACTAGAAACTCATTAGATACAACAGATATGTCTTCACACTTAGTTACCATCAACCGTCGTCCTAATAACACGAACTTGCCGGACGAGGTATACGCCGATTCCAAGCGTAAAATTGGATCAGTCTTTACAGCCGCCGGTGACATTGTCCGGGGCTTGACTTTCGCTGAACAAAAACAATACTTGCCTGAGGTCATTGGCATGTCGCCATCTGACCAAGGCTTTGGTCGTGCCTGTAAGGAGTACTACCTAAATCTTACTGTCGAGGTCCCTGCTGGAGGTATAGACCTAGAGGTAGGCTTGGACGAAGAGGGACATCCCCTGTCTGTGCTTGACTACATCAAGTACAAGTTTATCATGGCTCACCCTCACGTTGCAAAAGATGAGGAAGAGTTAAGCGGCAGTAAGAAGGTTCGTTACTATATTTCAGATGCTCGCAAGGAATTGGCTGAGGCTTCTGCTGGCTTGACAGTCCGTAAGGATGCGTTCAAAGAGTTCATGAAGCTGACTGCAAATGAAGACCGTATGAACATGGTTCTGCATGTATACGGCTTCAATCCGGGCAAGCTTACTGTCGATGAAAAGGAACTTCAATTGGAAGAACTCCAAGAGGACAATCCAGAGTACTTTATCGATATTTGCACTGATAAGAACTTAGAGATTACCGCCTTGATTAATCAGGCACTGTCTCTTGAGGCCCTTCGTCGAGTTGGCAACAGCATTTTAGATGGTGATATCACCTTAGGAGACTCGATGGAAGAAGCCGTCCTCTTCCTGAAAGACAAGAAGAACTCTAACGTTTTGACGGCCATTAAAGCCAAGCTAAAGGCTTTCGCATGATATGACTGTTCAGGAGATGCACTATGCAGTAGACCAGGGGCTACAGAAAGTAGCCTCCTCGGTGTACGATTACTTTATTCCAGAGGAGATTGACTTTTGGTTGAATCGCGCTCAGGAAAGGTTTATCAAGCAGCGTCTCTACCGACAGACAGATCCTAAAAAACTAGGATTTGAGGGTAATGTCAAGCGCATGGATGACTTGCGGTTGCTTATTACCGTTGACTATACAGATGGTGTCACGCCGGATGATACGGTAGACTTCATCAACTTTGATTTACCGATCGACTATATGTTCCTCGTCAATGCTCGCGTGACCTTTCATGTGAACCATTGCGGGGAACAAGTCGATACGGCAGATCCGGAGACTACGCGGGACTTACGCATTGTAGAGCAAGACAAGCTTTACCAGCACCAGCAAAATCCATTTGCTAAAACCAAGCCCGAATTTCCATTGGGTGCAGTGTATGACGATGAAGTTCGTGTCTTCCAAGACAACGAAAAGTTTATATTAAAAACACTACACCTCGATTACTTGCGTCAACCGGTTGACATTACCCTGTCAACTAGCGTAGATTGCGAGCTAGCAGAGCACACGCACCACGAGATTGTTGATCTAGCGGTGAAAAGCATCATCGAGGCCATTGAGTCGCCACGATACCAGACGACTTCTATTGAACAACAACAATCCGAATAATGAGTTTACTCGATACTACCCTTGTAGTGCGCGGGGACGTGGCAGCTGCACAAGCTGACGTTCTGGCTACTTCTGTGTCTAATGCTGCTACCAGCGGAGAATTAATGATTCAAGTCGACGGCGCATTTGCTGACGGCGATGACTCTGCTGCAAGTGCTGATGCTATGATTAAATTGTCCGTTGCAGTCCCTCAGCCCGATGGCTCGACTGCAGTTATGGGCAGCAGCGAATTCAAGAAGTCTCAAATCCTTTCGAGTGATTACAAGGCGCCTCGAGCGGGGTCTGATGCCAGCATTACCGTAAGCAATTTGCAAAGCGGCATGAACAGCATCCGTTTGGAAGCACAAGATGGTATTAATGTCCATGATGTTTTAGGTCTGACCGGTAAGGATGCGGCAGAACTTGTAGCCAACTTCAACGACCGAGCAGATACCGCTCGTTTTGACAACGTGACTTTAGAGGTTTCAGGATCGGATGTGCGCATCACAATCACTCCTCGCGGGTACGACATTACAGTTACCGGAGATGATGCTTTGACAGTTACCTATAATACGGCAAATACTGTAGGACGTCGGGGTCAGCGTGATAACATCATCGACTTAGAGACTCGTAGCTACATCAGCGCAGGAGCTTACAACCAAGTAGAGTTCCCAGTCGTTGTGCCAGCGACTTCTACAGAGTTTGACGCTGACTATGGGATTTACACTATTGAGGTTTTGCAGGCGCTTCCGGGTAACCGTCGTGCTATCGAGACGATCCGAGTGGCGATTAAAGACGATGAAGCAGCTTCGAACAAGCTCGTAAATGCTATTCAAACTATTCTGGGCTTGTCTGGTGTAGATGTAACTCCTCCTAGCGCGCTTACTAGCATCACGTTTGTTACTTCTCTTGCTGACAGTACGCCTATTACGCAAATCGACAATAGCGATGATGACGCAATCTTCGTCAAGGCTGCCGGCGGCGAGGTTGGTGCTACCCTCAAGGTCACGGTTACTTCCGATGGCGCAGAGGCAGATGTCACTGAAAACTTTACCATGACAGCTGCAAATGAAGCCTTTGAATTGGCTATTTCTGGTGCCGATTACGCAGCAGGAGCTGTATTGACTTTGGACGCTAAGGTGGAAGACACCTCTGGCAATATCAGCGGATCTGCGACTACCGGAGATACTGCAACCATCATCGAATAAACCCTTAATTTTTCCATACTATGTCTCATACTAAATTTGTCTTCGTCGCCACTACAGATGGCGTGAAGAACACTGTTGCTGATAACACCATCAGCATTCTCGAAAACAACGGCTCTGATGCTCCAGACTTTCAAGCCGATAATGGCGCTGCTCTGGTAGCTGGCGATAAGTTTCAAGTAGTCGAAAAGCGTTACGGTACACCTGAGTTCGCTCAAGCCGATATCGAAAAAGTTGACGCTGTTGCTTACAATGCTGGTGTCCAACAAGTCCAAACTGCTACTATCGCTCTTGACGGTGGTAAGGCAGAGGTAAAAATCATCGATGTTACCGACGGCCGTGAGAAGTTTGCTATTGCAACCTTTGAAGGTGAGGGTGCTGATGCCGATGCTGCTGCGGAAGCTATCAAGGATGCCATTAACGCTTCTACTCGCGACGTGTTTAAGGACGTCGTTGCTTCTGTTTCAGGTGCAGTGATTACGATCACATCTCCCGTGAACAAAATCTTGCGTTTGGCAGGTAACGACGCATCTGCATTTGCTCAGACTACGGCTCCACAATTGTCGATTGGTACTAAAGCCGACATTGACGCTGAGTTTGAAGACGCTCTTCCATTCATTGGTGTCACCAACATCGCTGGTCCTAATGTTGTCAAGCCTGTTTCAGGTGCAGACAACAATGGGTTCCACCGCGTGAGCATCTTTGTTAAGGCTGAAGTTGGCGATCGTCAGGACTTGCACGAGATTGTTATTTACTGTGATGATACTGCTTCTGACGTTTTGATCGGACACTTGTCTACAGTGTTTGCAACGAACGCACCAGGTACTATTTCTATTTCCTAATAGCTGACCTATGGCTGCTAAAACCGGATACTGGCGAATTACTACAAAGACTATTGCAGGTGCAGTAAACTTTGTCTTGTATGATCACCTCCCTAACGGAACTGCCCGCACATCACTTGATGTAAAGGTCAAGATTCCTGGAAAGACAGCATACGAGGATTTGACAGAAGCCGACTTAGGTAGCTATGATGCGGATAACCCGCACTCTTTCACAATGGATATCGCTCCGGGGGACGTCTCAGATGAAACTGGGACGTCCTTCCGGGACGGTATTTACCAATTTAAAATCGTGTACGTTATCGGTTCTGATACTTACACGTTCGAGGAATACTTCCTACACATTCCTGTAATTGACAAGTGCATTAGCGATAAGCTTGAGACTTACCTCAAGAGCATGTGCAATCTCTGCAAGGAGCAGAAGCAATTACAGACCCTTCAAGAGCTTGTAACCATTAGGCAAGGGGTTCTGCTTGACATTGGCTTGGCGAATCCATCTGACGCCCGCATTACAAGCGCCAATGAAAAGATTACCTTGCTAGATAATATTTGCAAGGGCAACGGCTGCACTTGCGTATGCGGCTGCTGACATGAAGATCAACCCAAAAGATTACATCAATAGCAAAACTCGCACGGCTGCCCTCAATCAATTGTGGGAGTTTGGGCGAGAGCTGAAGGTTTATCTCAAGCGTGTTCTGTACGGTTTAGACCGTGACTGCGACCGGCGCGACTTCTTTATTGGCACTCAAGTTTATCAAGATGAAACCTCTATTGTAGTAGAGGATGGGTATAGCGGGTTTGACGGTTACGATTCTGACATGCCTGCTGCTATTTATAGCATTCTTAAGGTGCAGGCTCCTGCCGGAATTAAACCCTCAGGAACAGCCGGCTTGACGTATACAGTCGATGAGACCCTTAATCAGAACTTGGCTTTAGTGGACAACACAGCTGGGGACCATGCAGATGCCGTATATCCTGATAATACTCCTCTTACAGTTACGTATCACAGCACTTCGGACTACTCTGATAATGGCGTGTCTATTACTACGTCCGCTGTTCTTACGAGTAATGCCTTAGGAGCGACACTGTTTGATGCGCCGGATATTGCCGGAGATGCTTATATCGACATTGCCTCGACGCGCACTCCCCGTAATGCTGTCTACATTCAAGCGGGCACAAATACTGACGTTGCCCAGTTCGCTGCGATATTTGACAGCCGGCCTTTGACAGCTCCGAATACAGCTTGGTTTGAGTATTACCCAGATGCCGCTGCAGCAGGTACTCCCATGATTATTAGCTTGCCCTTTAAGACGGGTGTTGATCCACAAGATTGGGCAGCAGAAGTGGTAGTATATGAGGCGATTAATAACTCCTATACGCCAACACTTAATTTGTTGCATGCCTATACGGTCCAGGCTACGAACACCGCTTTTGCTGCAAATGGCAACGTGACGTTTACTAAGACAAACGTGTTGAACGGTCAGACAGGGCCGATAGCAAATCCTCTAATTATCCGAATCAACGATTTAGAAGCAAACTAACACTATGGATATTCTTGCACTCGTAACTAAGTACTGCAAGAATCACCGAAATGAGACACACGCACGTATCGCTTCGCTGATTCTTGAGGAGAATCCCGAAGTCGAATTGTCTCATCGCAGCTTGAGACGGATGGTCTCAAAAGAGCGAAAGCCTTCTGTCGAGGTAAAGAAGGAAGTAACTAGCGACTCTGCATCCTACGTGTATAAAGGGGCTGATCCTATTCACTCTTTAGAAGATGCTGTCAAGTACTTCGAGATTGATACTGATGTTTGGGAAGTAGCACGGTTTACCTGCAATAGCTGGGAGGCTCAGTCAAAAGCAGGGCCGGTTGTAATGCACCAGGTAAAGGTGCAGCTAGAAAGGAAGAAACAAACGCTTGACATGGATGCCGTTGTTTCACAGTTACGTGAAACTGTTGATGGCTTTACTATCCAAAGAAAACCCGGAAGTAACACAGCGGTGTTAGCTTTGTCTGACTTTCATATTGGCGCAAGAGTAGAGGCTATGGGGCATACTCCGGCGTTCAATGTAAAAACTGTTGTTGCACGCTTACAAGAGGTAGCTACTTGTATCAATAACGAGAATTACGATGAGGTATATGTTTGCTTACTGGGTGACTTCATTGAAAGCTTCACCGGACTCAATCATCAATCGACTTGGCAGGAACTCGAACACGGTGGTCATGGCACTAATGTTGTTATCCTGGCTTACACTATTATTCGTCGTTTCCTTACTACACTAGACAATGTCTGTGGGGTATATATTGTAAGTGGCAATCACGACCGGATTACCCAAAAAATAGAGGGCGATCCATACGGTTCAGTTGCGGGGCTTTTGGCATTCATGCTCCGCGAGAATACTCCGCTTGATGTACGGCACAATGCCGTACTTTTGGGAGTAGAGATTGACAGCATCTATTACATCCTTACGCACAACCATCATGGCGTTGCAAAAGGAGATTTAGGAAAGGCTTTCTGGGAGCACGGACGTCAGGGCATGTACAATGTTATGCTTGGCGGTCACTGGCATGCAAGGAAAGGAAAGCGGGTCTACCGGACTATTGAAGAAAAGCAGGTCGACCAGGCAAATTATCGGCAGTTGTCCGTTGCTCCATTGTTTACAGGGAACTTCTACTCTGAAAGCAATGGTTGGAACAGCTCTGCCGGATACACCGTAATCATCAACAATGGACAGGGGAAACCTAATGTCTTTGAATACGTCTTATCCTAATGGCTGCAGGCAAGTACAATTTCATCGTAGAGCAGGGGTCACAACACGAGGTGACCTTTCGTTATAAGCTGTCTTCAGGTTCATATCAGGACTTGACGAATTACCGTGTGCGTATGTCTGTCAAGGATCATATTACCGATACGGCGTATGTCTATCAGGCTACGAGCGATGATACGGAAGACACGGGCTATGATGTGGACTTCACAATTGTATCTCCGCAGAGTGGTTCTGATGAGGGCAAGTTCACTCTAATTATCCCAAGTGCTACGACAACGAACTTCGACTTTAATCAAGGAGTGTACGACTTGGAGATTGTAGATGACAGCGATGTGGTTACGCGGCTGTTAGAGGGTAAGTTTAAGATTAAACTACAAGTCTCTGAGTAATGCCAAACAAGGTTGAAATAACAGAGCCAGCGAAAAATGTAGTAGAAGTCTCTACTGCGCCTGTTACTGTAGAAATTACAGAGCAGACCAATACGGTTTCCGTGGCAGCCGTTACTCGAGCTATCGGTAATGCTACAATCGCCAGTTCTATGGACATTACCAATACAATTGGTGACGCGATTCGTGGGGGCACGTATAATGCCGGTACCACTCTTGAGGCAATCGTGCGAGATCTTATTGCTCCGTTCTTAGAGCCTACTGTTTCAAATATTAGCTGGTCCGCTACGGGTACACATCAGGCTGATGGCGAAGTACTGCTTGTCGAGTGCGGTAAAGCTGCGAGTGTTAGCTCAGTAGGGTTGACTCTTACCAATCCGGAAAACCTTAACTCGGGGTCTTCTTTGATTGTGCGAAACACGACTGACAATGAGGACATCGCTACTCAGGCAAGTATTGACCCCACTACTTTGACTAGCCCGGTTTCAATTGCGTCTACGTACTCAATTGATATCGAAACGTCACCTACAAATAAAACGGTGACTGCTACCGGAACGTACCTAAATAATAACGGACAGGGGTCGGCGGTTACTACTTCGAGGTCTACTAAAATCGCTCATCGTCATCGTATGTATCTGCGAGCAGGAGCTACACCGCTGAACAATATTGTATTTAATACCTGGATGACAGGTGGTTCTACGGTGTTTAGTACATTATCTCTAGACCCCAATGGCAGTTCGCAAGAAATTTCTGTATCTTGCAATGCGAAAACAGCCCTTTCGACAAACTACACTTGGATTATTATTCCTAGTGATGCTACGTTAGGAGCTGTATATGCAGAGATAGGAGGAGCGAGTGTGATTGATTACACAGATAGCTTCACTTTAGACGACAACAGTGGCAACTACTGGAGCCATACAGTCGGTACAGCAACCCCCACGTACAAAGTATACCGCAGTATTCAAACAGGAGCGTTTGATACTGACGTTACGTTGAAACTTACAATTACGCACTAATATGGCAATCAAATTTGGTGATACGTTAGAGAACCAAAACTCTGACTACCCGGTAGTCGACGGTACCGGAAACAACATTAAAGGAGTAGTGTATCTCGATTCCTTTACAGATGTAAACCTCGGTAATATTCCTACGACTAAACGTGCGACTGGAACTATTGCGGTTGCAAAAGATACTGGGCACGTATACGTTTATGTTGATGCAGATACTGCAAATGGTACAAATCAATGGAACGACGCAGACGGTGACGGCTGGGTGCAGACTTCAGGATTGGCGGATAACACGCTAGGTTCTGATTCAACCTTTAATGACGGTACTCTGCAGGACAACTCCCCGGCGATTACGGATTTCACTACATCGACGACTATTACGGACGCGATTGACCAACTTAATGAAACCTTAGGGTCGTTGGTACCAAGCGCTCCAGCGTCTTGGTCATCTGTGTATTCCAGCCTTTCATGGGATGACGTTAGCACGTTCAACGCACGTTTAGTTGAATTTCAGTCAGATGGATCTACTGCGGTTAGCCATTTGACTAACGGTAATTCAGGTTTGACAACAACTGGCGGTACCGTAGTTAGCTGGTTTCAAGGCACAAACTTTACTCAAAGCTGGACATCGGTGGGTGATGCTGACTGGGATTTGAATGACTTAGCGCAGACTCAGCTTACAGTTGGAATCAGTGATGAGTCTGTTCAAATGGCAAGTGCTACTTCTGGTGGCGCGACGCTAAATGCCGCTGACAACGATTATGGTGGGAACTTAAGCATTTCCGTCACAACGGGTAACTTCCCGGCTACGGGCGACAGTGCAGGTTTCTATACTGGGGTGAATGGTATCACAGTGTCTCAGGCTGCAACGATTACAGATGGCTATCATATTTTGTCTGTTACTGATGGTAGTAACCCTGTGACTAAGACCATCTACCGTGAAGCAAACGGTGCCAATGCTACTACGTCTAATGAAACATTGATTAAGACGGCGAATGGTACTGTTAAGCACTTGAGTGGTATCCCTCACTTTACCAATCCTACGTGGAAGATTAGTTTTGACGCTTCGAATATCGTTCCTGCTAATGCGTTGGTGTATGGAGTATCGTCAAATCAGAACGATAATAAGTGGCTAGATTCCGGTATTGGAAATGTCGTTAACGCCGCTTCAGATCAGAATTATTCGGATATTTCTGGTATTAGTGACAACAGCTCACTCAAGCAGAACCTGAGTGTGACTGGCTACGAAATTACAGGGGTTACTACTAGGTCACAAATTCATGGTTCGTACACTATGAATTCAGGCGATAACGGTCCTGATATTCAAGTTCGTAGTATTCATGGCAATTCGTCTACTACTCACTGTACAACGTCTAGCTCAAACCCCTGGTTGTTTGCTGCTATGCCTTTGCAGAGTAGAAGTGAATGTTTCCTGTCTGAGGATGACTTGTTCAACGACTTGGATGGCAATGCTGCAAGTGATGGCGTACGTGTAGCTGACCCAGATGCTGGAGGTACTTATGTGGATACCCCATCTGATGCGAGCAGTGCCTTTAGTGCGTGGTCTCCAGAATTCTGTAACGCTGCTTCTACCGCTGTTGACTTAGATCCTCAGGATGCTATTATCCGTGGCACTAGTGCAAGCACTATGCGCTTGTTGTGGGCTAGCAATGACTTTACTAGCGGCTTCAACTTAGCTGCAGATGTTACGCAGGCTAAGTACAATGACATTGATTTGTCAGGCCGCAACAGCGATGCTCAGTACGCTACGTTTAAGTTCCCAATTACGCAGGCAGGCTTGCAGTTTATTTACCTCAAGTTCCGGGGTAGCCTGCAATCTAGCGGAGAGCTGTACGTAAAAATCTTTGACTCTGGCGATAGCCCCTCTCTGGTAGACGAAAATACCGGTTCTAGTGGTTGGCTTAAAGCTACCGCTCCAAGTTCAGGTACTTCGAACGGTGTGCCAACAGTGGGTTGTGCGGCAGGCGGTGCTCTTTCAAAAACTGATACGGGCTTTCAAAACATCAAGCTTGATGCAGGTAACCAACGTTGGGCTAATGGCAACGATGGGCATGTATACATTCGAATTAAACTCGTCAGTGGCAGCTACGTGCAACAGCTCGGTTTAAGTGACGAACCCTTTACCTCATAATTTTTACTGACTATGGCAATTAATTTTACCGGCGAGGAAAAAATTGACCTCCTACTTAAGAAAGTAGCCTACGGTGTATCGAAAACGGGAACTAGTGAATCCACTGGTCCTAATGGTGAGCCAATCACCTCGTTTAAAGCTATCAAGCCGGAGCATATCTGGAAAGAGGCTACGGGTTCTAATATTCCAAGTACCCCCGATTCAGGCAGTACCTCATATGTTGGAGTCTACGATATTGACGGGACTGATACTGACTTTGATACTGCAGGTAATGTTCAGGGTCCAGTTGCAGCAACCGCAGTAGCGACTTCTGCAAATATGCCGGGGATTACCTTTAAGCGTGCTTGGGACACTGGTAAAGACAACTGGATTGGCCCTGCGTTTGGCAGTGACTATGCGGTGCGTGTTTATGTCGGTAATTCTGGGTGGGACGGCACTGAAGCAGGAAAGTCTACTAGCAGTATTACTGAGGTAGTCTTTGGAGATAACCCTGCTGCCGACTGGTTCTTCGACTATGAAGCTGGGGTGCTGTACTGGACTAATGAAGAAGGTGCTGACAGTGGAAATAATGGTGATTATGATGACTCAGTCAACTTTGTAAACTCTGGGTCTGTTATTGCCAATAATGATGTAGTATACATTACTGGCCGTCAGTACATTGGTGCCACCGGTGTTGGAACAGACGCCGCTGCGGAGGTAACGGTAACTGAAGATGCTAGTGCAGATACCAACTATAACCTCGTTTTCACTGACTCTACAGCTACGGATACTACCGCAGACCTCTTTATGAACAATGGAGATCTGTACTGGAATCCAAGTGATGAGGCATTGTATGTGGGTACTTTGATTCTGGCTGATGGTAGCATTACCGATACGAGTGGGTCTATCTCTTTTGGAGATGACAATCTTTCCACTACCGGCACAATCACTGGTGCTTCGGGGTCAGTGTTTGGTAATCTGACCTTAGAAGACGGTAGTATTACTGATAGCAGTGGTTCGATTAGCTTTGGTGATGAGAATCTCTCTACAACCGGTACTTTAAGTGCAGGTGTTGCTACACTTGGCACTGGTTCGACAATTGGCACCTTGACGCTGGCAGACGGTAGCATCACGGATAGCAGTGGTTCGATTAGCTTCGGTAACGAGAACTTGACCACGACGGGAACGCTTGCATCTGGCAACTTGACTGTTACTGGCACCGGTTCATTCAGTAGCACAATCTCGACTGCCACAGGATCTACCATTGGCACTTTGACATTGGCGGACGGCAGCATTACGGACAGTAGCGGTTCAATCAGCTTTGGCAACGAAAACTTAAGTACTAGCGGTACGTTTGCGGCAGGTGCTACAACTATCTCAGGTGACTTAACGGTTACTGGATCGTTTATTCAAGAGACTGGTACTAATGTAATCTTCGAGGACACCTTCTTAGAGCTGAACGTTCCTGATACGATTACAGCAGATATTACTAGCGACTCTGGATTGCGTTTTGGTACTGCCGCAGCGAGTGCATCAGCATTGAGCGCTTTTGCTCAGATGGCATTCGATAATAGCGCAGACAAGTTTAAGTTCACCCGTGAGGCTGATGGAGGCACCTTCAGCGATGCGGATATGATTAGCGGTGCAGATAACGTAGCCGCGTTGAAGTTTGACGTTACTACGACGAGTTTAGGAGCAGAAGCTGCTGGTACAAACGATTTAGCTGATTTGTACGGCACGGCTAATACAGCGCGTTCTAATAACTCTAATGTGCGTTCACTTGGCGCAGTCTCTAAGTGTACTATCGACATTACTACGGATTCTAGTGATGATGGTACAAACTATGCTCCGGTAGCTGCAGCGTCTAACGGATATCCTATTCAACATGACTTGGGTACGTCTAGCGTTTTTGTCTTTGCTCTTAAGACGCATCAAGCAGGTGCTGATGGAAGTGGCGGTGCTGCCACACAAATCGGTGAACCGCAGCCTATTTTCTGCAAGTTCAAGGTACTTACAAGCGATATCGTTGAGGTCAGTGTAGGCATCACCAAAGAGAACGAGAAGTACGATATCATTGTTATCGGATAAAGCATATATTTGTCTTAGTACCAAAAATCTATAGCATGTTACTGAAAAATTGCATTGGGGTCTACCAGGCCTTTCAAAACTTGAGCAACCAGAACTTACCGCTGAAAAGCAGTTGGATGATTGCTCAGAATATCAACAAGCTCCAGCCGATTGTAGAGACTTTTGAAACCACACGACAGCAATACGTCGACAAGTTGCGTGAACAAGCGACTCTTGATGCTGAGGGTAACCCGGAAGTAAGCGACGAGTTAGCTGCCGAGTTTCGCGAAAACGTAGAAACGCTCCTGAATGAGGATCAGAAAGTCCGCTTGAAAAAGGTCACACTGATTGACGATGGCAATCTGTCAATTCAGCCGCAGGTCCTTATGTCGGCAATGGACTATCTAATCGTCAAGGAAGATGGCAATAAAGCTGGCTGATGTAATTGAAAACATCAATACCTCGTATCCCGTTTTAGAGACTCACGGTAAGCATATCGTGGGTCTCTTTAATGGGCATGCGGGCAATGCGGCTCAGTCTGTTGAGGTGACCTACAATGGGGCGTCCAATGTAAAGTCAAATTTTACTGCAAACGGCGTTTCGTCTACAGACTATATCAATATCATCTCGGGTTATGCGGCGGCTACCGGGGGGAACTTAGTGACAGCAGATGATGACAATGCCTTTCTTTCTGAAAATGGCGGATTGTTTACGGCGCGGGATGGGCTACTTCGCAATGACTCAGATAGTATTCCTTCTGCAGGAGACGAGTATGCCGGGCTGTACCTGATGCAAAGTATCACGAGTGGAGCGCTACCAGTCATATCTCAAGCTCGCTCGAGTACTGCTATTACCTCTGAGCTGGTACAGCAGTTCAATCGCTACTCTACTCTGCCTAACGAAGGAGCACCCGATAACGTATCGCTTTCATCTATCATAGAAAATAATGAAGGCCTTTGGCTTGCGGGTTATGATGTTGCACGGAAACGCACACGTAAGTTTGGGATTGATGGCTTGATTGCTGCAATTGCGGCAGAGATCGGCACGGAGCTAGTTGGCGGTGGTATTGTGTCTACTACTGACGCAGGGGGTAGTGGGGCGGTTGGGGACTTGAACGGAGACGGAGTTGTTTCTATATCCGACTTGCTAATCCTTATGGGAAGCTTTGGCGGAGGTAATGAAACGCTGAACTACGTATCGAAGTTTCGGGCTTTGACTGGAGATGGGGATAGTTTCACTATTACGCCCAGCGACTCTTTATCTAATAGCGGCAGCGGCGATGCATATCAGTGGGGAGATATCGACACCTTTGATATGCCTGCAGATTACTCTGTAAATAATGCCGTTTACGGGTGGACTTCCTTTAACTCCCCTTTAGGCGCTGCTAACTACTTCGAGTTAGAAGGCAAGGCTACTGGAAATACAGCGAATGAGTGGTTTGCGGGCAAAAGGCTAAGGGCGGTGCTTACTGCTAAAGTATCGGGACCGGTAGCAGATTTTGTTTTTGTCTTCTTACGCGTACGCATTACGATGACTGGAGATCAGAAGTATGAGCAGGTTTATTACATGAATCCGATCGGGGCAGCGAATAATTCGTTCTTCTGGTATGGCAACGACTTTAATAGTACACCTGGTAGTAGTATCCAGGTAAGCTGGTTCTATTCTTCTAACAACCCGCAGTTTAGCGCTTTAGACTATGAGGCTACTGATTCAGGTGTTACTGAAAGTGGTATTATGCAGGATAATACTTGGACACTTACTAGCACTACGGGAAATTTTATTTCTCCAACCAATACGACTTTAGGCCAGATTGCGGATGTTGAATTGCGTTTTGGGTGCTATAGCTATACGGGGCTGACTGAATTGAGTATTGCACAGTTACACGCGTATGTTGACGAGGAAGCTTACGATTACATTCATCCAGTATAAGCTATGCCGCAGAACATTAAACTTTACAAGGCAGCTAATGACATTGTCATTGAAGTAGGGCCAGGACGTAAGATTCTGCCGACTACTGACAGTAGCATTGACGTTGTAGTAGACCGGCCTGTATTACGCTTTAATCTTACCTCTGAGCATTTAACCGCGAGAGCTGGTACTGCATCAAACGAGATTGAGATTACGAGCGCTACGGGGCAAGTTGTTATTAAAGACATTGATCACGCCCGGTTGCGTAGGTCTAATGGTAACACATGGGGTTCTACGCGGGACGCTGTAGTTACGACCTTGAATGGTAGTACGCTATTTGGAGCAACTCTGGTTGATACCCGTATTACAACGAATGCAAACGATATCAGCGATGTTGAGTCTGATATTAGTACGATTCAAACAGATATTACGGGCATTGAATCGGACGTCTTAAGTCTGTCTAAAGCTCTGAAGTTTACCGCTGACGACCGTGGTGTTTTCTTGGATGACGGTAAGGCGTTGACCAGCTCTTTTCTGCGCATACAGCCGGGTGAGAATAAGCTGCAAACGGGAAGCACCGGTAATACTTTTTACTCTTCTACTGAGAGTAGCCCTGGTGAACATAGGTTTGCTGTTCAAGCAGGGGCTAGTGGGAGCGAGACTTCTATCACCTCCTTACTTATAAGCGGGTCATCTTCTGCAGCCAAAGCAACTGCAACCTTTGGGGCAACAACGGCTCTAATAGCAAATAGTACCTTATCGGTAAGCGGTAATACTACACTTAAAAATTTAGCGTTTGATAGTACCGGTAGCCCGCATAGTGTCAGCTTCAACAATGCTACGGTAACTGGGTTGGCAGCAAGTTCTATTGATAGCGGTACGTTTGCCAATGCCCGTATTAGCTCTGCCAGTGTATTGCAGCACGCCGACAACTACGGATCTTGGAATCTTAAAACTGGGGGCGTACAGCGAACGACTGTTAGCTCTGGTGGTGACTTAAATCTTGTTGGGGGTACCGGTATCACCTTAGCGTATAGTGCAGGAGGTACCGTAACTATTACTAGCTCGGCTTCTTCTTTTGATGGAGCGTTTAGCAGTCTTACAGGTACTCCTACAACCATAGCGGGCTACGGCATTACAGATGCATTGGAATTAGGGTCTACCTCGTCTACAGCGCTTGCAGGCGATACTACAACAATTACCACGGCACAAGCCAACGCCATTACCGCAAATACGGCAAAGACAAGCTTTCCAGGTTTTGGTACGACAGCAGGCACCGCACTCGAAGGCGACACGGCACTGCTGCAACTGGGAACGACAAGCAGCACAGCATTGGCTGGAGATACCACTACGATCACTACGGCACAGGCTAATGCTATTACTGCAAACACAGCGAAGACCACATTCCCAGGATTTGGCACAACTGCAGGAACTGCCTTAGAGGGCGATACATCATTGTTTTCCGGAGCCTTTGGTGACCTGACTGGTAAGCCGACTACAATTAGTGGGTACGGCATTACAGACGCTTTTGACGGTAGTGCGGGTTCACTGACCGGTACGTTGGATATGGCTCGTATAGCCACCGATGCTATTACGGGGGCCAAGATTGCGCACAATACACTTGATGCAATTCACATCAATGCTAGCGCTATCGGTGCGTCTGAGTTGAACGTTGCAGGTAACGGTACTAGTGGACAGCTCTTAGCATCTGATGGTGATGGAACGTTTAGCTGGGTCAATGCTGTATCAGATACGAACACTAATATCTCTAATGCCGACTTGACATTAGATAGTGATCACCTAGTCACTCTTGACGGAAACGAATTGACCTTCCGGAGCAGTAGTACGCAAAATCAAGAAACGCTTGTTATTGCTGATGACGGAACTGTCACAATAGGTTCTGGTAGCGGGCCGTCTGGAGCAACTCTTGCTATAAGAGAAGCCGGGGGTAACGGTGCAAACTATGTTGGATTGCAAGCTCCTGATTCGCTTACTTCAAGTCCGACGTTTACACTTCCTTCAGCCGATGGTAGTAATGGTCAGGTTCTTAGCACCAATGGTTCTGGAACGTTGTCGTTTACAACTATCTCAGACACTAATACCAATATTGGTAATACGGATTTGACTCTCAGTCAATCTCGGAAGTTCATGGTTGGCGGGTACGACTTTGGCATCTACGACACCACTACCAGTGGGCTGTTTACATGGGATGACTCTGCAGATAGTTTCACGTTTCACAGGCCTGTGCTCTTCAAGAGTAATCAAGGCTACACGGCTGGTGAAGTGCGCTTAGCAGCACGGCTGGTGAAGTGCGCTTAGCAGAATATCCAGTTGCAGGTACTCAATATGTAGGGTGGAAAGCCCCTTCCAGTATAACGGCAAACTGTCTTTGGACTTTACCGGCGGCTGATGGCACTAACGGTCAGGTGCTCACAACTAATGGTTCAAAGACCTTAAGTTGGACTACTCCATCTGGGGGAGGAGGTGCTAGTGAAACATGGCTTGCTGATATGGGAGGCCTATATACGTGGAGCAGTACTGATAGTGGCGAGACAGTAGCGATGAATATTTCGTATGGAGAGTTCTTTTACTCGCACTCTACAGAATTGTCTCAAACAGGCTTGCGCAACTATAGCTCTTCTGCGACTATTAATACGACAACTGCAACGATTGATAACTACAAGTTGCAGATGGCTGGGTTCCCGGTGCATACCACTAACAAAAAGGTTCGGTGTGACTATAACTTCCGTATTCAAAGTGCGCCACTAAATAGTACTTGGGGAATCAGTATTTGGAGTGGCTCATTAAGTGCTTCAGGTAGTGCTAGTACCGAGCGTACTATGACATTGCGTGGCAGAGAGTCAGACATAACAGCAAATCCAAACACCTCAACGGTTGTGCATCACGGTAGTTTTACTACAACTAGTACAATTAATGGAGGATTCATTTTGCCTTTGCTAGAGAACCGCACAGGTACGCTTACCACCACTACGCGGATTTACGGACGTTTCAGATTCTTCTTAGTTGACTAATGGAAAAGATTCAAGACCCCCGACCAGTTGCAAAACTGAAATCAAATGCTACAGTTGCGCAACGCATTGCGAAAATCAATGAATTGGTAGCCCTTGTAAACAAAACACTCTTTATGAGTACTGGCGAAGGCAAAGGCAAAAGAAAGTATCTTTGCTTTACTTTAGAAGACGAGTACCGGGAGGAAAAGGTGATGCATGAAACTCGCATCCCAAGCGGTACTTACCAGATCAAGCTGCGTACAGAAGGAGGCTATCACAATAAGTACTCCCACCGGTTTAAAGACATTCATAAGGGCATGCTGCACCTGCAGGACGTACCAAACTTTAAGTACATCCTGATTCACTGTGGCAATACAGATGAGCATACCTCTGGTTGTTTACTGCTGGGCTATGGGCCTAAGCGAGTAGGCGGCGGAGAGTTTGAGTTATATAACAGCACCCAGGCGTATTTTGATGTGTACCCGCCTGTAGCAAACCATCTCGCGGATGGAGGTACCGTAACAATTGAAATCCATGACTTCGATGAAATTCCAGAATGGATGGGGTAACCCCAATAAGCACGGAGATAAGTTTATCTTCAAGCTTCGTCTCGGCACCATTACGGTGTTTGACTTCATTGTTGACTTGAGTTCTAAGCTGTACAGCTTTACTTTCTTCAACTTCACATTTAAGTTCTAATGAATAAAGTCCGCGACACCAAGCTCGGGTCGTGGCTCAAGGACAAAGCTCCCGGAGTATTTGATGTAGTAGCCGATGCATTACCAGATGCCGGACTCCTGGGAGTAGTAAAGAACTTGGTTAGTAACGATAGCAGCCTCACACCTGAGCAAAAGTTAGAATTCGATCGTCTTGAACAAGAGGAGCGGGTCTCGCTGGAAAATAATATTACCCAGCGCTGGCAAGCTGATGTCTCTAGTAAAAGTTGGTTGGCTCGGAATGTGAGGCCGCTTATCGTCTTAGTACTGGTAGCCTTTCTCATTGGATTCATCTTACTTGACACTCTGGCAATGGAGTATACCATTCGAGAGGTTTGGGTAAAGATGTACGAGACTGTATTGATCACTACGATTGGCGGATACTTTGTGGTCCGAACAGTCGACAAAAATCAGCTGCCATGGCAACGCTAAACGAAATCGTCTACAACATTGCTCTTCAAGTTGAGAAGGCTGATGATACTATTCTGCTTGAACGGCTAAAGTTCATGGTAGGGTACTATCGTGCGCAGTTTATCCGCCAGGACCAGAAGCGTAACCATAGTTTGCCTAGTCAATTCGTGCAGAAGTTGGACTGCTTAGAAATGGAGGCAGCTAATGCGATGGAGTGCTGCACGGTAGAGGATATCGGCTGTGAGGTCTGGCGTACAAAGAAGACCATCCCGCGACCAGTGCGTATATACGACGGTAGCGAGTTCGGCTATGTTGGTACAGTAGATGGCAAGAAGCCCTATCAGCGTACTACAGGTGTGCAAGCGGAATACGCAATGCATCAAAAGTGGGGGGCGAATCAGCCTCGGTACATCTACGCCAACGATCGAATCTATGTTTTGAATGCACGTCCTAGTAAGATTTTACTAAAGGGCATTTTTGAGCAGCCTCAAGACTTAGCAGGACACGTTTGCTGCGACAATACAGCAGCGTTTAGCGAGGATAAGGAGTATCCGATTTCAATGGATATGGTACAGCGTATCACACAGAGCATTCTGGCAACAGAGATGCAATTAGAGAATCGACAGAATGACAGCGACGAAGTACAGCTCAGCGAGTAAGTTTAGCACCAAGGACTCCTACAAATGGTACAAACAGCTCAACCCGGATTCGCCGGTAACGTACGCTTTGTACAAGCATATCATTAGTAGGTTCAATAAGAGAGTGAGCGAAAGGATACTAGAGGGACAGGTATTCAATATGGGCCAACGGCTTGGTTCTATCAGAATTAAAAAGATACCTCGTACCTTTAACAAGCCTACTATTGATTGGGGTGAGACCAACCGCCTGAAGAAACAGGGTATAAAGAAGCTCGTTTATTACACCGATGATTACTACTATCGGTGGAACTGGGATAAGCACCGGTGCTTGGTCAAGAATAAAAGCGTGTACACGTTTGCTCCTACAGCGGGGAGCCGTGGCAATAAGCGAAAGCTCGTAGAAAAACTTCGTACGGATGAATTTGCCTACTTGAACTTCAAACAATGATTTACAAAACCGTCTCATCAAAAGCTGTTATCGCGAAGGTCTTTCGTGATCTAAAGCCCACCACGGATACGTGGGTTAACGATGCCGTTGAATGGATTGGCGAGGCGCTGGAATTTATTGGTTATCATACCGGTTTGGAGAAGAAGGCTATGGAACTTACAGTGGCAGACCATCGTGCTTTGTTGCCGTGTGAGCTAGTAGACATTATCCAAGTTGAGTATGAGGGTAGTGCTCTCCCCTACGGAACTGATACGGCATCGTACGACTTGCCTAATGCAAAACGCACTACGAATCCCCAACCTTACAATACGAGCGATGTAACAACTGCAAAAGTCTTTGAGACCCAAGCAGGAGAACATCCAACGGGGAACGACACATTCAAGCAGCGCCAGTCAATCAAAGCTGCAAGCTACGGAGGCGGTGACTACTATGTCATCAATCCGGACTATCTGCAAACCTCTTTTGAGAAGGGTACGGTAAAGGTTCACTTTACTGCCTACCCTATGTGTGATGATGGGTATCCGAAGGTGCCTGATAATATTTACTACAAACAGGCGCTTGAATGGTACATCGTAAGGCAGATGATGATGGGAGGGTACACGCACCCGTTTCTGAATTGGGGGATAGCCGATCAGAAGTGGGGCCAGTACTGCGTGAAAGCACAGAACGACGCCGCTTACCCATCTATCGACAAGATGGAGAGCTTCAAAAATATGTGGGTCCGCATGGTCCCAAGGATGAATGCACACTCCGATTTCTTTATTGGGAATAACACTCAAGAACGCTTAGGACGATGAAGCCACTCAAGGGTATGAACCAGGATGTCTCCTCGGCTAATATGCCGGAGGGTACATACCGTCGTGCTCAGAATTTTATTTATGGCAAGGAGCTAGATGCCCTCATGCAAGAGCCAGGTCTAAAAAAGCTGTCGACTGGCGGCGCAACGGGCATTGCTGGGGGTAAAGCGCTGTGTGGAGCACACGCCTTGCCTGAAGATGACTTTTTGCTCTTTGTATATTCTAGCACCTCACCAGCGGGGGATGGAAGTGCAATCTACCGTTATACCGCTAGTACCGGCTTGACTACTCTGGTACTAGAGGATGACGATCTCAATTTCAGTGATACTACAGTTCTTAAAGTAGCGCACTTCCAAAATGCTGCGGCAGAACTACAGGTAGTGTTTACTGATGGGGAAAATCCACTTCGCATCTTGAACTTGTCTAATGTCGATACGGACATGACGACGAATAAGCTCTTCCCCGAGTTTAATCAGGTGGACTTAGATATTGCAGTTGGTGCCGGTAATGGTGGCTTTCCTGTTGGTACACACTTCTTCTGCGTAGCTTATGAGCAAGAAGATGGTAGTCGTACGGCGTGGCAGGGGTTGTTTGGTCCTTTCCCAGTAAAAGAAGAAGCGGGCACGTTTGAGGTAGAGATGTCTAACATTGACACGGACTACCCATATATCTTGATTGCTTCGTTAACCTTCACGGGTAACGCATTAGAAGCAAAGATTCAAAGGCGCTTTCCTGCAGGAAACAGCACTTTGACACGACTGGTAGATAATATCAATCCGTATGGGGAGGTTACTGTTGCAGAGCTTACCGCTAAGCCTCAGGTATACACTTCAGCGAAAACGTTGACCTTTCACGAGAACCGGCTCTATCTCGGTAATGTTACAGAACATGATGAGGAAGATTTGCAGCAATATGCAAATTGGATCGAACCTATCTGGGCATATGGCCCGACTGGAAATGGGTCGACGCGCTTAGGGCGTGAGATGGATGAGACGCAGTATCCGGCAGGTCTGCGCTTTATGCCGGGAGAGGTCTACGCATTTTACGTTGCATGGGTGCGTAGTGATGGTAGCGAAACGAAAGCGTTTCATATTCCAGGCCGTCCGGTACCTGGAACTATCAATGTAGAAATAGAAGCAGCGGACTCTGAACTGCTGTCTGTAAACACTAATGTGGTAGTAGACCCAACTGGTACTCTGGCTACGAATATGTCAGCGTATGCAGATGGTAGGTTGAACTATCTGAAGTTTGACCAGGAGGCAGGTAACACGCATTACTACATGGCGCGTGATACTTGTGAAGTAAATGCCAATTATAATGTTGGTGATGGCGCTAGACCTCGGGGGCGTATGGGCATTTGGGAAAACCAAAACGAGACGTATGCCTCTGACTTTCCAGATCAAAAAAGATTTTCTTATAACGGGGGCGGTGGCGGTTATCTAGCTACAACCACGACTACGCTGGCAGGTGAAAAGGTTCGTCACCATAAGATGCCTACAGAGGCATGGTTAGACCGGGAGACAAGTGTAAATCTGAGTAGTCTAAGTGATCGTCCTACGTTAGCAGTAGAGTTTGAGCATGTTCCGATGCCTGAGGGTTATGTGGGCGTCCGGTTCTATCATGCTAAGCGAACAATTAACAACAGTACAGTTCTTGGGCAGAGTTTGCTGTTTCATGGTGCTCATAACCATTACAGCCTTGAGGCTACAGGAGAAAACCTAACAGACCACGTAGCGACAAACGGTATTAATACCCTTAACAACAACAGTACTCCGGGTGGAACAAATTCTGTAACCGGCAAGACTCTGGCAAATGATAATAGCCTAGGAAGTAATACAGCCTTCAACCAGATGATACTGGACTATGGCAGAATGCACCCATTCGATATGATGCGTGCAAAGCCAAGGGTAAGTCCAAATGCGGGGCGCTACTACATTAGGTACGACCATATCATTGGTAAACAGGCTGAACCTTATACAGCATTTGATGGGGTTGCGGGAACGAATGCAGAATGGCAGCATTTTATTGTCGACACCGATAGCAGCTTTGATATTTACGAGTTATGGGAAGGTGGGGTTTTTGAATCAGAGCAAATACGTAATCGTTTGATGTACTTCGATTACATGAAGTCTGCAGCTACGTTTCATATTCCATCAGAAATTATGCGCGTACGCTCTGTGTCTGACGTGCATTATTTGTCGCCAGGTATTATTGATTCTGAGCGCCAAATAGATAATAGAGGTGGAGAGGAATGCTTGCACTTTAAAATCGACCAGAGTATCTCAGGCACTGATATGCACTTTCCTAGTGATGCCGATGGGTATGACTATTACCAGACCAAGTTTATCAATAGCTGGACTGGCGAAAGTCGGTCCGTAAAAACAGGTTTTTGGTTAGATAATATCTATAGCGTCAACACCGCAAGCCAGTCTAGTGGTACTGAAACACCGGTTAGTGTTGCCCCTATTGCAAGCTTTTGTGTTGCCCGTCAAGATGTATATCAAGGATACGCGTCACAGGAGCTAGTAGCGTGTACTCCTGTAATGGGAACTTTAGATGTGCCGCAGTACGATAATGCGCAATTTCTAGATGCTACACAAATTGCAGCGTTGATTGCAGGTACCGATTCTGATGTAACCGAAGTTGGTAAGGTTCGCTTCTTTCATGTCAATGGAGATATGGCCGTAAGCGAGATGCGCTATCGTACAACGGCTTGGGCTGGCTGGACGCACCACCATTCTGCGGACCCATTAAATGACAGTCGTGATATCACGGATAATTACTCGCCTGACCCAACAGCGGGCACAATCCGTATTGGGCACAACATTGCTATGTACTCGGCGGCAAATCCTTACTACATCGACACAGACCAATCAGCGTTGGGCTTATTCGATTACTTAGGTAGTAACGACCGCCCAGTAAGCCCAGATCAAACGAATGACTTCACGGTAGATGTGACGTTTTTGAAGTCTAATGATTTCCGCCAGCCGGGTATTTTTGACTTAACAGAATCGTATACCAACTCCTATCCCTACCGGGTGCATAGAAGTCAGGCTCAGGCTAATGACGAGCCGGATATTAATATCCGAACCTTCCTTGCCTTTGATAGCTATGAAATGCCTCGTAGCCGGGGAAGCATTCAAAACTTGCAGAGCTACATTGACAAGCTCCTTATTCACCACGAGCAAAGTCTATACGTGACTCGTGGTAAAGAGAAGTTTGCTACTACTGCTGGCGAGATTGCTTTTGGTACTGGAGATATTTTTAGCACTGTGCCTGTAGAGGTTATCCCTACACCCAATGGTTATGGAGGCACACAGCATATGCTAAGCTGCATTCTCACGCCGGCAGGGTATTTCTATGCAGATGCGTCTATGGGCAAGGTGTTCCAGTATGCCGGAGGTAAGCTGCAAGAAATCAGTGCTTTTGGCATGAGGGACTACTTCTTCAATAAGCTCACTAACCTTAACCAGACTACTCTCAATACAGAAGCTGTCTTTGGATATCATCCTGGTGTGCTGGCTGTATATGACTCTCGCTGGAATCGAGTAATTTTTCACATTAGAGATAATACATGGGACGTCAGCACTTTGCCTAACTTCTCATATGACGCTACGCAAAACCAAGATCCTGCGTATTACCAAACAGGTACGAGGGCTGAGGATGTGTTCCTTAGCTACAACTTAGACTTGAATAACTGGACAAGTTTTCATACCTATAACTGGGTCGGCGCGGTAGGAACTCAAAATGAGCTGTATTCATTTAATCGTAGGCAAGTTGGTGATACGACGGAGTTGACAGGGTTCCGTCACAATGACTTACAAGAACCGTTTACTCGATTTATAGGTGCGGCGTCGAACCCGATTAAATACGACTCATATATTGATACGGTACTGTCGTATCCACAGGGTGTGGTGTTTAGTAGTATCCAATGGTATACGAAAGCATTTGACCACGATGAGGATACGCTGGGCTTTGTTGACCACGACCGCACTTTTACGCATGCCACCATCTATAATGACTATCAATGTAGTGGCGAGACGACATTGGTCCGTGCGGTTCAAGATCGGCTTTTAGATCATACCGCAAATCTGCGTCGGGATGATACCATGTGGAAGTGGAACGATTTCCGTGACTTGGTAGATAACCGAACTTTACGATTCGTAGATGAAGAGGGGGACGTTATCAACACAAATATTGATGACAACAAAAGTTGGTTTGATCAGCGTCGCATTGCTGGTAACCACGCCACAGTTCGGCTTCGCTATGACAATACTACAGATAGTACAATTGGTTTATATTTGTACGACATAGATGCTAAGGTGCGCAAGGCTTATCGCTAATCGAGAATAAGTAGCCAAGGATATAGAATTTCAGTACGCGCTCTCACTTTACTTACTACTATGGGATACGGCAAGAAAAAGCCTGTGCGTAAAAATAAGCCTGCTGCTAAGCGGCCTATGATGACTTACGGCGGTGCGATGGCAGAAGCCACGCGTCAGATTAAAATGAAGAAAGGCGGCAAGACTCCTACCGCTTTGATCAACGCCTTGAAAGCTGCTGGACACATTAAGATGTATGGCGGTGCTGCGAAGAAGCCCGTGATGAAGCGTGGCGGTAAAACCCGGAAGTAATGGGTAAGCTGTGCGCCCGAGGCAAAGCAGCTGCTAAGCGTAAGTATAAAGTATACCCTTCGGCGTATGCTAATGGGTATGCTGTGCAGGTCTGTAAAGGCACAAAGCCGGATGGCTCGGGCAAAAAGAAAACCGCGTCTGGCTACAAGAAGGGCAAAAAGAAGGCCACTACGAAAAAACGCACCACGCGTAAGACTACGCGGCGTACAACACGCAGACGATGAGCTTGCGTCGGTGGTTTAAAGAAGAGTGGAAGGATGTCCGCACCGGTAAAGCGTGTGGGCGTAAGTCGGCAAAGGGCGGGTCAAAGCGTCCTTATCCATACTGCCGTCCGACAAAGCGGGTAAATAGCAAGACTCCGAAGACGTCTGGAGAGATGTCTAAAAGCGAGAAGCGCAGAAAGGTTCGTGAGAAAGTGCGTAAGGGCAACCCAGGTGGTAAGCCTACACGTGTTTCTCCCGTCAAGCGTGGTGCAAAGCGCACTACGAGTAGGAAGAAACGTACAACTACGAAACGTAAACGATAATGGATCTTACGGACTACGAACTAATTCTGCTGGCTGTTGGCTTGGTGGGCGTCTATGTAAAACTACATGGGGAAGTTACCAAGTTGACTAGTCGCGTATACTCTTTGGAAAATGGCAACAAGAAGATTGAGCGCTCTTTGGAACAACTTGCAAGTGATCTGGCAGAGATTAAGCTCCTTCTTGCGCGCAATCAAATGGACAAGTAATGGCAACCAAACGACGCAAATCGAATCCGATACGGAAAACGACCAAAGGCAAGGGAGCCAACTACCGCCCAACCAAAAAAGGTGCGGGAATGACTGCCAAAGGTGTACGTGCCTATCGCAAGGCAAACCCAGGCAGTAAGCTCAAGACGGCTGTTACTGGTAAGGTCAAAAAGGGTAGTAAGGCTGCTAAGCGTCGCAAGTCATATTGTGCACGATCTTTAGGACAGCTTAAGCGTTCTAGTGCTAAGACTCGTAATAATCCTAATTCACGTATTCGTCAGGCTCGCCGACGTTGGAAATGCTAATCTCATGAAAGAAGAAGAATTTGACATCTCTTTTCTCGACCCGGAAAAACTTAAGAAGTCGGAAGACAAGCTTAAGAACGGCGAGATTACATGCAATATTGAAAACCCTGATGACTGCGAAAGCTGTAGCGGATGAAGAAATTTAATGGACACCGGTGTGAACGGCGTAATCTGACTGACCTATTGTTAGGTACGGGTCCAGATGGGCGCCGTCGTGCCAAGCCTAAAGCAAAGAAGCGGCCTAAGAACTTTACAACAGAGCCGGCAGTAAACAAGAAATATCTTGGTGGCCCGTATATGGATTATTCAGGGCAGCTAGACCAAGAGTATGGTGCTTATCAGCGACAGCAGTTCAATCCGTTTGCCCCACAATCTAGCATACAGTTTCCGGGAGCTGCTCCAGGTACTACGAGTAGTGCAACTCCGGGTTTGTTAGAGCGCTTAGTAGGGCCTCAAGTAGATATGACAGACTTAGCGCCGGGTGAAGTACCTGAAGCTATGGAGCAGTTTAATATGCGGCAAGCTAAAATTGCTGCTGCATCTGCTGGCTTGAATGCTTTAGGCACAGCTATTGGTAATACTGATCGTGCTAATGAGGAAAATCTTGGAGGCGACTTGCTGACTGGTGCAAGTGGTGCGCTTAGTGGAGCTGGAGCTGCCTTGCCTTATGCTTCTATGATTCCAGGTGTGGCGCCGTTTGCTTTGGTAGGTGGGGCCTTGTACTCTGTATACAAGAAGAAAGCGGCAGAACAAAAAGCACAGCGTGATAAGCTGAAGCGTGCTAAAGAAAACAATAAGTTGCGCTTAGAGAATACACTTGAGTACAGCCGTCAGATTAAGAACATGTATGACGACCAGGGCCAGATGGTAGACTCTTATATGGCGCGGATGGGCGGTCCTATGGGGCAGCCCGACTATGAAACTGAAAAGAATGAGGTTATCTTAGCTTCGCCTAACGACCCGCCAGTGGCAATGGGTCAAGGGGGCTATAATCGTATCAGTAAAAATCTGTACCGTGCTAACGGTCCAAGTCATGAAATGGGAGGAGTACCTACTAAAGGTGCAACGGAACCATTTGTAGACGCGCAGGGGCAAGAGCATGATAGCCCATATGTATTTAGTGATGCACCGGAGATGCGCTTCGATGCTAGTGACATTTTATCTATGATTCGATGAGTCGCAAGAAGAAAAAAATGATGACGCCCGCCGAGGTTGCTCAACAGCTTGCGGCATATATCTCGAAGCAAGAGGAAACTCTGCGCCGCTATCCTGTAGGACCGCTCGCCAATAGTGCGCGGCTTAATATGAAAAAGGGCAAGAGTGCTTTGGCAGCTTTGCAGGGTAAGAATGAGGAGATGCGTGTAGGTAAGCAGCCACAGCCAGTGCAACAGATGAACTTAGGCGGTAGTGCAAGTGGCACTGGCGCTAGTGGGTTCGGTATTACAGGAGCACAGCAAGCTATGGTTGATACGCTTGCAGCTGAGTACGGTATGAGTCCGGCGATTGCTGCGGCAGTAGCGGCAGTAACGCAGAAAGAAAGTGGAGGTTCGGGTACGCGAGAGGAGATGAACTATGCTAATACGTCTAATGAACGTATTAGAACACTTAATTCCCGCTTCAAAAGGAAGTTCAAGGATATGTCCGACGAGGATCTAAATGCTCTTAAAGCTGATCCTGAAAAGTTCTTCAACTTTGTATACGATGATGTCGCGGGTAATAGTGCTGAAGGGGACGGCTATAAGTATCGAGGCCGTGGCTTAGTTCAAGTAACCGGTAAGGAAAACTACCGTCGCGTTAGTCAGGCTGTGTATGGAGATGACCGCCTGGTTAAGAACCCCGATTTGTTGTTAGATGACAAGGTAGCTGGGGCTGCCGCTGCATACTTTACAGCGGAAAGTGGTAAGGGAGTAGAGGGGTATGTAGATTTTGATTTGAGTACGCCTAACCCAACTCCTGAGCAAATTCAAGAAGTTCTTAATGGAACCTATGCGGTCGTTGCATCTGGCGGTACACTGCCAAAGTCGACTGCTCAAGATCCCGCTAAAATGGCTGAGACGTATGACCAGTACTCTTCGGCTATGGGTAAGATGCAACAGTTTGCACAACAGGCTGTACCGGCTACTTCAGCATCACAATCTGCGGCAGCTCCTGACCCGGGCTTAATGAATACTCCGGACTTCATGTTAAGTCCTGAAGCGCAGCAAGAGAAGGCTGCGGTACTTGGACAAGATGGAGGAGGTGTGCCTCCCGTTGCACAAGCAGATTCGAGATTGGCTCAAGAAAGGGAGGGGATGGACTTAGTTGGGTTAGACTTTAACTCTGCTAAGGCAACAGAAACGGGCAATAATATTGCTGGTTCTAATATCACCTATGCTCGTAATGAGTTTGGCGATTATAATGTCATTGTTCCGGATAAGGCTTTTGGCAACTTAGAGGGTGGATACGGTCGCGTTGGCAGCTCTGGCTTCCAGGGCAAGTATGTTATTCGAGCCAAAGACTGGAAAGGTCCAGAATCTATCCAAGAGTCCCTGTCTTCTGCTATTCCGTATTTGGATGATGTAGATGGGCCGGCAACGGATGGAGACCGAGCATCTCTATTTGCATCAGTTTTTGCAGATCCTACTCAGCAAAATATGAGCTTGGATATGGACGCTGCTATGGTCTCAATGACGATTGGCGGTGGGCAGGAATCTGAGTTGCAATCCGGTATGGGTATGTCCTTTAAGGAGGTGGCAAGCCTGGTAGCTGAACAGCGCGGGATTAAGCCTGCTAAGAAGGTATATAACCGCATGATGGGTGATATGGGTAAGTCATATACGACTACCTCTACCGACCCTGAGGATAAGAAGCGGTATGATCGCGAGATGGAAGCAATCTATGCAGAGATTGCAGCTAACCCCGGTACATTTAAGTTTACTGATGAGTCGGGTACTGAGCGCGTAGGTGTTGGTGGGTACAGCCCATACAGTGATTACGTAGCTTACAATACGGGTAATGCTGACTTCCAAACTCGCTTTCAAAACCGCCAGCAAACATATGGTTTGGCAGGTCAGTTTATTGCACCTGGTGCAGTTACTGCTGCCCGTGGTGCTGCCGTATCGCGTGGGAGTGCAGCTCTTGGGCGTAGCTTAGGAGATGATGCAGTAGCGGCGTTGCAAGCTGGTGATGACGCTGCGCTGAATTTAGCGGTAGCACAAGAAACCAAGCTTTTGGGGCAGGGTCAAAAGATGCTGCCACAGGGTAGTGCTGGACCTGCTGTAAAGGGAGTGCCCGGAATGAAGTTTAAGCCTGGCACGGGTGCGCAGGGACAGTCTCCAACATATGTACCTGCACGTAATGCTGCAGGCCGGACGATTGATATTACTCCAGTATCGAAAACAAAGACGGGAGCACTGACAGCTGAGCAACAGATTCGTCAGTCAGGGGTCAATGTATTAGACGATGGTGCCGGTGGTATTCTTGGTGTAAATCGCGGGCAGTTTAGAATGCCTGCAGGTAGTGCAGGGGGCAAAGGTGGGCAGTTTGGTGGTGTGCAACCTGGAGGGTTGTCATTACCTGGCTCACGTCTTCCTGCAGTACGGAATGTTGGGTTACAAACGACACGTCAGGGATCTACTGCATTAGCGCCAGTGAACCCTATGACTGGCTTACCTGCTCGGTCCGCTATGCAAAGAGGTGTAGTAGGCTTGGCAGACGATGCAATGGGTCAGATTCCTACCATCGAACGCGCCTCTGGTATTGGAGGAAACATCTTTACACGTACACCGTTGGCATTGGAGCGACTGGGCTTGCAGGCCGGTATGACATACTTCCCGCAGTTTGACCCACGTCAGTTTGGTAGTCAGGCTCCGGATACAAGCGGAGTAACAGGGGACGTTTTGGATGATGGTATCGATACAGTGCCACCAGTGAAGACCGACCCTGTTGGAGGTGGAGAAGAGATAGGAGGTGAGAAGGTAGCTGGGTTGCCTGATGAAACTCCTCTTAAGGACTTTGACATGGGTGAGGGCGATAAGTACAACATCGATATGGGTAAGATGTCTCCGCTTATGGCAGTACCAGCTTTAGCGAGTTTAGCTAGTGCAGGTGTCCAGCGGCGTGCTTTAAACTCTATGGAAGGCCCAGCTCGTCCTAACCTCAACACAATTGCAAACTTTGATTACCGCAGTAATGTGGGGCAACAGTTGATGGATGCTCGTGAGGCTTCACGCGCTGCCGGTGCAAACACCAACTTGCAGGGTACTCAGCAAGCGGCACTTGCGCAGAGTTTGAATACTCAGCGTTTGCAGCAAGAAGCACGTATCCGTCAGACAGATGACCAGATGCGTCAGCAGGCACTGAATCGCTACGAGATGATGGCAAATCAGGTTCGGAATACGAACAACGCGATGTTGAATCAGTATGCGCAGGATCAGGTTAATTTTGACAATGCTATGACGCAAGCTCAAGCAGCAGTAAAGCAACAGCCACTGAATGTTATTAGTGGGGCTGCACAGGACTACTTAAAGAATATCTACCAGACTAACATGGCTAATACCCTTGAGGGCATTGGCCGCCAGTTTGATACTGGAGCAATGAATGCACAACAAGCTGCAACCGGAGGTCAATCTCAAGGGGGCATGGTGCCTATTTATGATGCTGCAGGTAATATTACTGGCTACAGACAACAATAATCATGGCTGTATACTTACCACAGATTCCGAAATTCGTTGAGTACAAGCCCAGTATGGTGGGCGTACCTACACAATCTGTAGCGCGGCTGTACGATCGTTTAGATCGGCAGGCTATGCAGACTCAGCAAGCTACAAGCAAGATGAAGCAGGTTCTTGCGGACCAGATTGCGGCGGCTCCAGAAGGAGACAAAGCCTATCTGCAAAATATGTGGAATCAGGTCGACGCGAGTATCGAGCAGGCAAGTAAGGAAAAGAACTTGCCCGGGTATTCTCGTCAAATCAAGAAGATGGTTTCCGACATGATGGGAGACCAGACATACGCGGCAGTACGTAATAACACAAAGCGCTATCAGGAAGCTGATACTAAGTACCGTGCCTTGGTTGCGCAGTTAGGAACGGAGAACGTAATGATGGACGGGGATATGGGCCAGTTCTTTAGTACGGTAGACCCGAATACTAATGAGGTGCGCCAGTTCAATGGAGTTCCTACGCGTATCCCAGACTTTGGTAAGGCAATGGATCAGGTCTTCCGTAGCAATACGGACATCGTAAAGAGCGATGCCGCTTTGCAAGAATTTATTCAAGACCCTGAGAACGGCGCACTGAACTACTACCAGGGAACACCAGGCGGGCGGACGCATGTAAACTTCTTAGCTCAGCAGATTTCTGCACGTCAACGCGGGGGGGAAGCTGTACCATACACTCGACTGACGAATGAGGAAAAGGGCATGGTGATTCAGGAGTTGCAAAACCAGCTGTATACAACCGGTAAGCGTTACTTAGGTGGAGGCCGTGCAAGCAAGACGGACTTCGACAGCGGAGGTATGTATAGCGGTCTTAAGAACAAATCAATTCTTGCCAGCGGTCAAGGAGGTTCTGTGATTACCGATGGAGATTTAGAAAGCCCGGATCAGGTGACTATTAGCTTTGATGACCAGGCAAAAGACAGCGGTTTAGATAACCAGTTGCGTTTCTTGTATCAAGGTGATAGGGATATTGTACCGTTAGACGAATTCAACAACTTTGTACCGCGCAAAGGTTCGTCACAACCCATTAGCGATGATGACATTGAAGCGGTGCGACTAACCGGTAATGTCGGACCTAATGGCTTACCCGTACTCGAGTTGAATATGAAAACTGTGGATAGCAAGGGCAATCGTATTGCTGGGGGTAAGACTTACGTTGAGATGAATGCTGGTGATATTGCCAACGTCACTGAGAATATGGGCGGCTTTAACGCACAGCTTGCTAATTTCAACCAGTCTACGAGCGTGGTGCGGCGGGCTGCAATTCCAATGTATGGCTCGATGTATGCTCCAGATTTGCATGCCTTCGCAGCAAACAATGAGGTGAATGAGTTTAGCTCTGGAGTTGCACAACTTGACGTAAGGAAAGAAGACGGCATGTTTGCTATCTATAATCAGGATGGTACACGTGCAACGGTAGGAGGAAAATCTGTTATTGTATCGAGTGAAGCAGAAGTTCGTCAGATCTTAGGCATGCAAATCATGAAGAACCTTGGCATCAATGGCTGATAAAAACAATCTCGTAAACCTTGGCTTGCATACTAACATCACTGAAGACGAGATTCGTGATGCATTGCAGGGTCAACCGGAACCCGTAGAGGAACAGAAAAGCTCTGAATTAGACTTAGGTCAGTTCAGTGATATGCTGTATGAATCTAAGGATGGTGTCTTTGGAATCAATAATGTTTTTGATGCGCAACAAGACGTTGACTTTGACCAGTTCAAGGATCAGAAGTGGTTGGGCGGCATGTCTACTCGCGTAAGTGGGTTGGATGACGGCTTTACCAATACGGGTATTGAGGATGTTTACAATCGTTCTCAAGCTGCACAGGGCAACTTAGAAAAGATTCGCAACGGTATGTTCCAGTTTGTAGGGGACACCGGCATCAATGTTGCACAAGGCTTTGCAACGCTGCTCTATGGCTTGCCTAGTATGGTGGTCAATGGCGAGTTCCATAAGATTTACGACAACGCGGTTTCTAACGCTTTAGATAGTGCGCAAGAAGAGTACGATAAGTACTTTGATATTAAGCGTGGTGGTAATCAAAGCGGGATGCAGCAGGTTACCAACTTTGTATTTGATGACGTTCTTGGTGGTGTGTCGTTTGTGGCTGGTGCAATTCTCACTGAGCTAGGAATGACAGCGGCTACGGCACTGACTTTGGGAGGCGCTGCGCCTGCTCAGGCTGCGGCTACAGCTGGTATTGTTGCAAGAGGCACACGTCTATTGAAGAAGGCAGTGACTGGCGGTAAGCGAGTTATTGGCACACAGCTTTTGGATGATGTGGTTCGAGCAGAAGCGCAGTTGGCATCTTCGGCTACTCGTGAAGCAGCAGAGGCAGGACTTCGTGCAAGCGGTGCAGCTGGAGCGCGTAAAGCAGGTTTAACGGCAGCAGGACGTATGAGTCGTCAGTTGCTTACTGGTGCTGGTATGGAGGCTGGTATGGAAGCTCGTCACATGATGAACGCAGCGGGCGAAGATCATAAGCGTGAGTACGAGTTGGAGAATGGCGAAGGCTCTTACACTCCAGAAATGGAGGCAGCATTCCGTGATGAGATTACTGGATACGGTAATACTGCGTTTATGACGAATATGGCACTGGTAGGAGCTTCGAACATGCTGATGTTCCCGAAGCTTTTTGGCAGTGGCCTACGAAATGGTTTGCGCCAGACTAAGTTTGTTGACACCACTAAGCTGACTGCTAAGGCACGCCAGCAGATGGCTAAGCGTATGGGTGTCAAAGAGGGACAGCTACCTCGTCTCGTAGATGCAAGCCGCGCTACACGAACAGGTCGAAACTTACGTCGTTTGACACCAGGTACCGGTGTAGCAGGTACTGCACTCTATGAAGGTTTAGTTGAAGAGGGTGGACAGGGTGTGATTAGTCGAGGCTTTGAGGACTATATCTCACACCGCTATGACCCCCGTAACCATAAAGACACTGAAAACCTTGTCAGCAGTTTTGTTGAAGGTATCAAGGGTAGTTATGGTACGGCTGAAGGTTTGAAAGAGGTAGGTATTGGTATGTTGTTGGGAGCCTTTGGTATTCCTAACATTATGATTGCCAATGCTTACAGTGAGGTCGACCCTGAAACAGGTAAGAAAGTACGTCCTGCATTTGTGGGTGGCTTTACTCAGGTGCGGAAAGACAATGCTGAGCGAGATGCTGTGATGGATCGCATCATCAAGCTGCACGAGCAAGAGGGTGATGTAGGTAAGCACTTAGCTGCTGAGTTGAATAACGCTATTACGCAGCGAGGGTTGGTACGTCAGGCAGATGTCATGGCGAACCAGAATGACTTCAAAGGTCTCAAGGACAATGAAGCCAATTCTATCTTCTCTCATGCTAGCAGTAAGATTCTTACTGGTCGGTTTGAGGACAGCATGATTGAAGCCAAAGAGCTTCTTGATAGTATGTCTGTGGAAGACTACCGTGAAATGTTAGGGCCTGCTGCACAGGACATGACTGATGAGGAGTTGCGTTCGCGCAAAACTCAAGCATACGAGCAGTACTCTAATCGTATGAATGAGGTGCGGGATGCCTACCGTAAGGCTAGAGAGATCTATCGTGGCGAAAATCATGACGCTCTCAACGCTATTGCCAACTTGGTGTACAATACCAAGGACCGCGATGCTCGTGAGAAGGCAATTGCCGAATCGTTAGCAGAGCGAATCAAAGGCATGAATGGTGAAGCCATTTTAGACGGTACGCAGCTTGAGTTAGAGCTTAGTATGACTCAAGCGCAGATTGACAAGCTCACGGCTATTGAGGACGAAATTGATGAGGTAGAGTCTTCTGAACAGAGCGAGGAGCGCAACGCAAAACTGAAGGAGCTGCTTGACAAAAAAGAGGCACTGCGGAAAGGGTACCGGGCTAAGGGTAAAGCAGGCGCATATAACTACGATTTAGAAGGCTTCAATCAGCAGCTGGATGACTTGGTAAACTACAATCGTGCTCTTGCTGCTATGGGCAAGCGTGGAGTTACTGAGGTAGATATGACTGAGATTGAGGAACTCCGTGAGGATTTGCGTGAAGTTGCACGTGATCGTCAAGAAATGATTGAGGCGTTCAACGATTTGACTAAGCCTGGAGGCTACGAGCGCTTTATCGCACGTATGGAGAACAGTGTGCGTTCCGTAGTAAAGCGTAACGAGGACGAGGAGGAAGAGGCAATGGAGGAAGAACGTCGTGCTGAAGCGGCGGACTTAGGTGAAACGCCAGACACGCCACAGGGTATGTCGCCTGCAGAAGCCCAGCAGCAAGCCGAGCAAGCACCTGATAATGTGGATGGACCTCCGGGTTCTCAGCCACCAAGTGCTGCTATGTTTGAAGACTTGAGTCAGCCAGCCCCTGAGACTACGGAGGTACCAGAGGGAGTGTCGCCGGCTGAAGCTGCAAATACTCAGACTGAGGTTGAGCCGCAGCAGGAGGTTGCAGAGGATGTAGATCCGTCTCAAAAGAAGCCTGTAGCTGTAGTGCCTACTGAACCTCAAGGCAAGTCACCAGCACAGGTGGCAGACGAGGAGCAGCAGAGTGCCCAGCCTGTAGACAACAGTGAGCCAGAAAATCCTGCGTTAGAGAAAAAGGAGTACACCTTAAAGGTGGTGGTAGATGACCCGCGTATGACGGGCCAGCTCAACCCACGCTACCCAGAAGCATCCCAGGATATCACACAAAATGGTGTACGTGTAGGAGAAGAGGTGACACTGAGTCGGGGGCGAGAGGAAGTGGATGGGGTCTTGACAGATGTAATTCACTACAGTGTGCGTGGTAACATCTTCCGCACTGAGCCACGTACTTCAGATACAAACGACTTGTTCTTGTCTCTTGCTGAGCCACGTACAGCTCGCGTGAAGTTTGTTACGCGGGCACAGTATGGAGGAACGCGGATTGAACAGCCTCGTGATGCTAAGGGTGTATTGACAGAAGAGAATCTCGTAGACATTGGTGCTTGGAGCACTCGTGGTCAGCAAGAGGAGTTCCAGTTCTTTACCCGTCCGGATATGACAATGCCGTCAGAACCTCTGACCAATAGCGGCCGGAACATCCTGAGTAAGCCATATGCGATTGTCAAGGATAATGCGAGTGGAGACCTGTTCTACGTCCCAGCTAATATGCGTGCGGTTGGCGACGAGTTGGCGTTTGGCTTGCTGACCGCTGAAAGAGCTGTTGCCTTAGTTGTCACCGGTAAGGTGGACCAATCTATGGGTCTGACACTGGATGCAGCTAATGCGACTGTAAAGAACATGGAGGAGGCATTTGGATGGGATATCCGCAATGCAGCAGGCGTCATCGATAACAAGCGTCTGGTCGATAGCTTTCACAGTGTTCTTAAGCAGTACCTGATGCTCGAGAACGGCACACATAGTGAGGTGGGGTCTACCGAGCACAAAACCTTTGGTAAGCGCCCGGCTCTCATTTATTACCCTAGTGCTGTTGATCCAGGCTTGCGTATCTATGATGATGTCGCAACGTTTGAGTCAAAGAGTACTGGCAAGGAGATGCGTAGTTTCTTGCGCTCACACAAGCTGTCAAATCAGAGCTTCCAGGCTCAGGCAGTTAAGCGTATTGCTGCTATGCGCCGCAATACTTCGTTTGAGCACCGTGACAATGTAAGCCAAGTCTTTGAAGGCTTTAAGGTTGATGGTGAAACGGGGATTGTGCAAATCGATCGTCCGGTAAGCGTTAAGCAGTACTACTTGAACCACATGTCGTTTGACGAACGTGTGCCTTTGGTTATTGATGGTAAGACTTACGGTAATCCAGTAGAGCGGCTGACTATTGAGTTGGGCGATGTAGAAGTGCCAACGGATCGCACTGATACAGAAGCCAAGCCAGTAGAGCTTACGCCAGAGCAGCTCTTGCAGTTTGAGCAGTTTGCAGACTTGGACTTGTTGCCTGAGAACTACGACGAGGACAGCCCCATGCAGCGTGCAGGCAAGTTGTATTCTGTTGAAGGTTTAGCGCAAAAGGTTACACAAGATGCGCTGAACTTTATCACGGGGCGACTGGCAACACGTATGCTTCGGCACAGTAAGACTACTGGTCGTATCGAAGGAATCAAGGCAGATGACCTTAAGCGTCAGGTTCGTAATGATATCTTAGAGTTGCCGGGATATGCAGCGGCTAAACTGGTAGTTCAGCAGCCCGAGCATCCTAAGTATGAGCAGGCAAAGCGTTTTGTCGAGACGTTCGATAAGATGCTGGAAGCCAATCGCTTCGACCGTTTGATGGATTTGGGCTTCTTGGAGTTGCTGCGAGAGTCACGTGGTATTGTAAAGCTTGAAGCTGGTACACTGGCAGATGCTGTGCGCGAATTGCAGCAGGATCGCGATGAGGTGGTAGAAGGTCAAGCCAAGACTGCAGAAGATATCGAGCGGGATGCCAATCCTATGGCTGCATTCGATGACAACTTCGCATTTGGTGTAGATCCACAGGCAGCCTTACGCTTTGAACTGAAGCTGGCATTGATGACTGTGCAGCATGTGCATAGTAATGCAACTACTGTAGGTGCGTTAGGTCGCAAGTTTGTGAACCAGCGCACTTTAATCGGGCATCTCAATCAAGCTATGGCTGGGGCTAAGTATAACTGGCCGGCAATGAAGAAGCGCTTGGAGGAAAATGTAGGCACCTACCCATACTTTCAGGTGGTTCTGAACATTCTGGATGACGCGTCTGTGGAAAGTGGCGCGTTTAAGGAGAATGAGCTAGACCGTATCGATATGATGCGCAACCAGTTTGTAGTCGGTATGGCGAAGAACATTGCGGAGTTCTTGAGCCTAAAGGTTGACAAGGGTGAGGCAGCAGTGGGACCGAACTCTGGACGGGCAGCAAATGTGTTCCAGTTCAGTAGTAACGATACCAATATGACAGAGTTTGTGATGAAAGAGCTGGAGAGCCAGTTCATCATCAAAGGCTTCTACACTCGTCAGCCAGACGGTACTGTATTGGTGAATGATGCAAAGTTGAAGTCTTTCATCACGGCAATGGAGAAGATTGCAACAGACAACAGCGACCCTGCAAAGGCTGCTCAAGAGTTGAGCCGATTGTTTGCTGTTGAGCTGGGAATGAATATCCCGCCACAAGCCTTGACAAGCCGTAACCGGATGACTTCTGGTTTGGGCGTTGAGGTCATGCGTGGTATTGAGAAGGACTTGGTCAATCCTAAGTCTGCTAAGAGCTTGTTTGGGGCATTCCGTATGGGGATGCAAGAGGCGTTGGAATCGGATGACAAGACTTTAGCGATTACTGATCCCGGTCAGGATAGGCAAAGCGCACGTCCTGCTATCGCTGGGTTTATTGCGGTCTTGTCTAACTACCAGGATAACCTTGTCCAGAATAGTAGTAAGGACGGTAGCGGCAAACTGCGGTGGCAATACACTGCTCCTAAGCATGCACAGAAGATGTTCCAAGATTTGATGGAACCTGTTCTTGACGAGAAAGGGCAGCTTGTAACTGACGCAAATGGTAATGCGGTCTTTGCGGTAGATATGGAAGCTGATTGGACCTTGCGTAATAACCCATTGCTTATGAGCATGCGGCGTCGTAAGAATCGTCCGTATGTCAAGTTTGGCTATGTCGATGGAATCAAGATGCTAGCAGGGTTTGGCGATGTGCGTGACTTCCACAAGATGGAGCCGGGTGATCGTCTCTTCGCACGACTGGCATACTTCGGTAATAACAATACCTATATCGATGGGGGCCGTCAGATGTATAGCCGGCATATGATGCCGACACTGGCAGACAAGCATACAATGCCTTTGATTCAGGTGCCATCGCTGACTCTTAAGATGAAAGGCTTGACTGTTCAACCAGCAAGTGAACAGCTTCTTCCTGCAGAGTACCGGGTGAGTGACTTCTTTAATGTGCAAGAAGCCTACGATACTACCATCCGCGCAAGCATCGATTTGGAGCTGGCACGTATTCGGGCGGTACAGGCAAAGAAGAAGGGTGAGGTCTTCTCAACTTTAGATGCCAAGCAGCAGCGTAACGATCGCTTTGTCTTGATGCCTGCACTGAACGGTATGCAAGACCGTACTGATGCTGAGATTCACAAAGCAGCTCGGGACATTTACGAAGCTCAATTAGATAAGTCCTACCGCAAGGCTATGGAGGATGCTGAGGGCATGCTGTACGAGCTGGGCGAAGAGAATACTATTTCTCGATTTAACTTCTTTGACCCCTCAAAGAAAGAGTTTGACTATGTGCGTCGGCATGTAGGTATGGAGGCTAGCGACTTCCGCGATAATCCTATGAATAAGCAACATGCATTCATGGGCTTTGTGGCGAAGTATGTCATTGAAGCGATGCACTTCAACACGAACGTTACTACTGCACTGTTGGGTGACCCTGGAGCTTTTGCTAAGGGTAGCGCAGAGCAGACGGCAACTAACATGGGTAAGCGTTTTGCTGCTCTGATTGCGCCTGGTAATGTTATTCCAGAAGTGTCGTATACGGCAATGCGGGCTACTTATGATGAAGACGGTAAGCCTGTGTTGAAGAATGGCAAGCCGGTACTTGAAGAAGTGAAGGACGTCAATAACAAGACTGTCCGTAGCCTGGTGATGCCAGAGCGTAAGATTTCCGAGTCTGCACACCTGAGCTACTTGAAGGAGTTGGGTATGACTGAGGAGCAGTTAGATGCATATCGTGGTTACGATACCGCTGATGCTGCTGAGTACACTACTGCAGAAGAGCACTTGTCTATTCTGTATGCACAAGGCAAGATTGGACGTAAAGAGTTCGAGGGCATTCTGCGTAAGGTTAATGAGGGTGTTCCATTAAATAACCAAGAGCGAGGATGGTTCCAGCCCATGAAGCCGGTTACCGTAGAGCGTAAAGATGGGCACCTCTTGTATATCAAGAGTGCATCCTTCCCATTGGTGCCTGGGTTGACCAAGAATCAGTCATTGGATGAGTTGCGCCAGTTTATGGAGGCCAATAACATTCAGCGGGCAGCATACACTTCAGCGTTGAAGGTGGGCAATCCGTTCGCCGATATGGTGGATGTGCACGATGCTGAAGGTAAAGTAGACATCCAAGACGGATTGAAAGATCAGGTAATTCAATACAAGCGTGAAAGCGTTCGTATCCAGCAAGAAGTACCAGTGTCGAAGTCTACTGAAAAGGTGCATGGCTCACAGGTAGCCAAGCTGATTCTTGCAAACATGGCAACTGAGGATGTCACGTTTGAATTAGACGGTGAGACGGTAAGCGGACGAGACTTGTACTACGAGTACATGGAGGCAAGATCTCAAGAGCAACGCGCTCGTATGGACATCTTTGCGAAGAAGTACGGTATGCGTGTAGAAAACGGCAACTTGGTGCAGGGGCCGGAGTATGCAAAGCGTATGGCTGCACGTATTGTAGAAGAGGCCATTGACCGGAACTACGATGTGAACGAGTTGGCTCACCTGCAGTACGATGAAAAGACGGGCACCTTCTTTACGCCTTTGAGTCAAGGCCCAAGTGCACAGCGTATCGAGCAGCTGCTGATTAGCATCTTGCGTAAGGAACTGATCGAGCCGAAGATTAGCGGCTTCAGTGGTCCTATCCGACCCGAAACAGGTATGCAGTACCAGACTCTCGAGGGTATGGATGCAAGCGATATCGTTTGGGTAAAGAAGGGCAAGTCAAAGCTGTTCAATGGTAAGAAGTTGAAGGTTGCGGAATATGAGCAGCCCAATCAGATTATCATGCCTTGGAAGTATGCGGGGCAGTTGGAGCAGTTCAAGAATGAGGACGGTACAATCGATATGGACAGCCTACCACAGGAGATTTTCCAGGTGTTGGCATATCGTATTCCGGGTCAAAAGAAAGCGTCTTCAGCGAGCTTTGAGATTGTAGGCTTCTTGCCTAAGTCTTATGGAGATACTCTGATTGTACCGGAAGAGTTGGTTGGACAGATCGGTCAGGACTACGATATCGATAAGATGTTTGGCTTCTTGTATGAGACATCCCTTGTGGATGGAGCCTTACAAGTGGCACGAGGAGATTCTGAGGTCGGTACGGCAGAGGAACGCCGCAAGTCAGCACGTAATCGTCAGATTGATGTGTACCACGCAAGTCTTCGTAGTCAAGATGCTACGGCACTACTCGAACGTCATAGCCCTGTTACTGACGGCTACAGCGAAGAGTTGGGTCAGCAGCTTGGGTTGATGCGTGAAGCTACGGGTATGCCTATGGCGTATGAGTACAATGATCTGAAGGCTGATGTGGCGCGTAGTGCTAAGGATGCAATTGGTGTATTTGCTAGTCAAAATGTATTGCACTCACAGATTGAGCAGATGTCTGCCGGTGTTGGAGCTATGCAATACTTGAGAGATACGACTTATGGGCCTGTTCTCTTGCATGTCGATATCGCAGTTGATAGGGACAACGAGATGAAAGATTCTCACAAGGCTCGTTACTTTGGTGTCACTGATATCCATGACGATACATTCTTGTTGGACTACGAAACTGCGCCGACGAAAATTACCCGTCAAGAGCAGTTTAGCCGGTTGTTGAACCACGCGGTAGATAACGAAAACAATCAGCTGTTGGCTAAGCTGAATATCAATAGCCAGACTTGGGGCTACTGGTCAGCGTTGACGAACATGGGATATAACATGGAGACCATCGGTATCTTCATGGCTACCCCGTTAGTACAAGCAGCTACAGCGGATAAGAGTGCATCACGTCAGTTGACAGGTGCGCGGGAGTCTTCTCAGTATGAGGCTATGCTTGGTGAGGCGATGAATACTTTAAAAGAAGCAGGATTCGAGAATGCTCAAAGAGTGTCTGAGGCTTTGAATAACGGTAGGTTACCGCGTCTGAATAAAACAGACCTCCTCGCAATGGTACAGGGCGAGCAGATGTCGGAAGTGGATAAGGCGGCTATGACCTACCAACTCCATATGGCGCTTAATAATCTGGATCAAGTAGGCAGAGCGTTAGGCAAGTTTGCCAAGGCTATGAAGTTTGATACGAAGATGCCTAAGACTCGCTCAGAGATTGATATGGAGCGCGAGGTGGCAGCACAAGCATTGCGGCAGACAGCGCAAGGAGCTGATGCCAAAGGCTTGAAGGAGACCGTCGATAACTTAGAGTCGGAACTGTTGAGCATGACGGTATCCGGTCAGGTCTACAGAGACTTGAATGCCATGATTCAAGAGGTTTTAGACTTGCCGGGTGAGTCAGTATACCGCACTCCGCTGTATCAGCAGATGATGGGTAAGGCGGTAGAGCTGATGAATTCTGAGGATAAGAGCAGTACCGGGGATATGTACTTATCTCCAGAGTTTGCTCAAGACTACCTCAATATGGCAAAGGGCTACCTCTATGCACAGTGGGCAGAGAAGGTAGGCGGACGTTCTGCGGCTGAATTGCGTCAAGAGTTCTTTACCGGTGAGAATAATATGGCTGCTAGACTTATCAGTGCTAAGACAGCCAAAGCAGAAGTGCGTAATAACTTGTTTATCAAGCACTTGATTGCTGAAGTGAACCCGGCAAAGGGATACCCACGCGTGTCTTTCCAAGGTGATCGTCAGGTGAATGTCAGCCCAATTGAAATGCATGCAGCATTCTTGGCGTTAGCTACCTCGAAGGATGCTTCGGTACGTCAACTGGCTGAGGACTTGGTTGTGTACCACCTTTTACAGGGACGACAGCTTGCATCTAAAGGATACGGTAAGTACTTGCCTGCAGAGTTGTTGCAGGAGTTGGGCATCAAGGAAGCTCTTGGATTTAGTCACGAGATTTATGAGGGCTGGCGTGCTGATGAGGCAGCGCACGACCAAATCATGCTGCACATGTCGGAGCATATGCAGTACTTGAATAAGGAAGCTATGAAAGAGCGTCTGGACTTCAAGAAGAAGCGTGTGAAAGACGGCATGGTGACTCGCGAGATGCGATACATGGGCTGGTTCCGTACTAGTAAAGGCTTGTACAAAGTCCAGGAGGTGTCAAATGGTACACGCGATTCGTTCTTTGCGTTCAGCGGTCCCTACCCTGCTGGTGGTAGCTACTTCGCTACGGAGTTTACACCGGGTCTGGATATTCAAGAGGACCATAAGTTCACCTTGGACATCAACAAGTCCAATAAGGCAAGTCGTGTCAATGGCATGGATGCTACTAATGATGTAGAGCCAGGCCGTCCGCAACATACTGGTGTCACTGATTCAAGTGATGTTCCTCAAGGGATGAGTCCAGCAGAGATGGCAGCGCAGAATATGGATATGCCTGCAGCACCTGCGGCTGATGTGCCCCAAGGAATGTCTCCTGCTGAGCAAGCGGCTATGGAATCCGCAGCTCAAGGTCAATCTCGTGAGATGTCGGTATCTGAGTTTGTGACTCAGCAGATCGGCGATGGGGTGCTGAAGAATCGTTTGTTGCGTCAGTTGCTAGCTTTCGAGGCTGGGTTGCCAAAAGAGCGCCAGGTAAAGGTGGTTGTAGCAGACATGGATAATGTCGGTGGATACAACCGTGGTACACATACTCTGAAGTTGCAGAAGCAGCTGGTAGAGTCTGGCAATACATCACGCTTGGTGCGCGTCTTGGCGCACGAAATGGTACACGCCTATACCTCAGATGTAATGTCTATGAATGCAGCACAGCGTAAAGGTGTGCCTGCAGAGGTAAAGGAGGCGATTGCTAAAGTCGAGAAGGTATATACCCAGCTGACTACAAGCCCAGAGCTGTTGAACGCGATGGGCCTGAACCTGGACGATCTCAATAAGTTCAAGCGTGGTATTCAAGTGCGCAAGCAGGTATTGAGCGGTGAGCTGCCACTGATGGCAATGCGAGCTGACTTGGTAGCTAGCGAGGCATATGACTTCGCTATGGACAAAGAGAATATGAAAAAGTACTACGGCTTTACCAGCGCGAAAGAGATGGTAGCCGAGTTGCTTTCTCGTCCAGAGTTTGCACAACAGCTGAGTCAAATCAAGCTGAGCCAAAGCGAGACATGGCTCGACCGTATCGTAAAGTATATCGGTGAGATGCTTGAAGGCTTAGGAGTGCAAGTAAAGACCGGTACATACGCACACGAAGCGGCGGCACTTACTATGGACTTGATCCAGAAGAATGCCAAAGCACGTGGAGTGACAATCAAGACACTGGACCTGTCAATGGACCAGAATGATGTTGCGAGTGATGACTTGATTGACGACTTGCTTGAGACAGATATCGATGACTTTAGCCTGGATACGCAGACACTGGCGAAACTGATTGAGGCCAAGAAGACACTTGACCTTGCATCTGTTGACCCATCCATCCAGCGTCACATTGCCGTCGGGCCTGACCAGATTGAATCACTGCTGAACAGCACGACTGTCACCAGTAGCGATTTCAATACGGTCAAAGCTCTGGTTCAAGGTGAGATCAACACGTTCATGGGCTTCCAGTTCCATGTTTCGACACGTCTCGCCAAGTCCGGCAATAACCGCACATGCTTTGCTTGGGCCGAAGACGGCATCAAGCTGGCTGTCGGTAAAGACGTCATGTCGCGTATCGATGAGCGAGCCGATAAATCTTACTCCACGCAGGTTTACTACTGCGCCACATTCGGGGCGACCCGTATGGAGGAAGAGAAGCTGGTTTCCATCGTATGTGATGAATCGGCATAAGGAGGGCTTGAGATATGGCTACTGTATATAGCACTCAGCGCACCACGCTGACTCAGGACGACCCTTCCGGCTTCGTTAAGGCCAACGAATTTGGCGGCGAGGTTCGCGTAGCACACGGCACATATGAGGCATCTTCGCTGGCATCTGGTGATGTCATTGAGATGTTCGCTCTGCCGAATGGTGCGCGTATCCTTCAAGGCCAGCTGGCCCACGATGCGCTCGGAGGTTCGACCACCTTGTCTGTTGGCTTTGCAGCCCACACTGACAGCAACGGCTCTGCAGTTTCTGCATCTGCTGCTGCCTACAAA